ATGCTATCAACAAAGTTATAGGGACAGTTGAAAAAATTGAACTAATGGCAATGCTCTCACGCTGATAAATAAAGTATCTAGAAAAGACTTATGCAGAATCCCTCTGCGTAGACCTAGAACGTCAAATTAAGGAGAAACAAAATGGGACGTCCATTAAGAAAAGATGTAAACGGTGTTGATGTAATCGGAACAGGTGCTACTACAGCTACTGGTGTACGAGTTGAGTTTTATGATGCATCATTAAGAACAGATGGTGTTATTATCAAGCAACGTGGTGCAAAGACTTATGTAGTTGCTCGCGTTGGCGATATTGGCACTACTGCAAATTATGTTACAGCAACGCTAGTCTCCGATGCTCCAAACGCTTACGGCGAAATGAGAATCACAGGATACGTTGGTGGTAACGGCGTTGATAACACTAAGCAAATCGCTAAGTTAACCAAGCGTGTAGCTACAGGCTTTGACGGTGTTAAGTACAATTGGTACCTAGACAACGATTCATCAGCAGACTACATTGTACTAACAGCAATCGTTTAATTTAGGAATTAGAAATGGGACAAGTAATACAAGTCAATGGCGATTATAATATAAAAGCCAAACAAGGTGCTACAATCACTTTAGATACTGGTCCCACAGGTCAAACTAGAGTAACCGGTAATTTAGTTGTTGAAGGTGATACTTTATTCATTGAAACTAATCAGTTAACAATCAATGATAACATCATCACAATAAATGCCGGCGAAACAGGTGCTGGCGTATCGTTAGGTACTGCAGGTATTGAAGTCGATAGAGGAACTGAATATAATATTGGTTTTATTTTTGATGAAGCTGATAATTCATGGAACATTGTTGGCGGCTCAGAAGGTTCGTATTTTTTCGTAGATACTAATGGCGATTCTGCAAGCAGGCTGCGAGTAAAAGAAATTTTAACTGATATTACTGACGACGGTGATTTAATTCTAATTGGAGAAGGCACTGGAGTAGTTAAAGTTGGTAACCGAGGAGATGATACAGGAACAGTGTATGCAGACCTTGTTGTTGATAACGATCATATTCCAAACAAGCGATATGTAGATCGAGCTATTCAAGATTCGCCTACTTTTCAGATTAGAGCGTTAGATTCTCGAGTAGTTATTCGAGACAGCGGTGCAACACCTAATACTATCGATACTGCTGGCTCGCTGGCGTATTGGCAATCAATCACTGACAATACTGAAACTGAAAGTGCAGTTGGATTTATTGTAAATGATATAGTGGCTGCAGAAATATACGAAGACCGAGCAGAACTGTTTGGTTTAAATATTTTTAACGAATATGTAGGCCCAAGTTCACCTGATAATGTAGTGTTGCAGGCTCTTAGTACTCCTGCAAATATTAAATTTGACACAAATAAAGAAGCATTACCACAAGGCGGTAAGGTTCAATTTACATATGGAATACAGCTAGATTCTATTGGGGGATTAGGAAATCCTGGAGTAGTTTCAAACTCAACAGTAGTGTATGCTAGAGCACCAAGTATTGGTACAACTGGAATTTTCTTTGTTAACTCGGTCGACAACGGCGAGATTATAAGTAAAAGAAAAGCATTACTCTTTAGCATGATTTTCTAACAGGAAAAAGAAATGATTTATAGTACAAGATTAACAACAAGTAGTGATCAACCAGTTTACACCAGTACAACTACTGGAGAACCAATTGGTGGGTTAATAGTGGGACAGCAAAACGCAATCACTACTATGATTATTTGTAATACAGCAACTCCTGATCTAACAGACGAAACAGTTGGCAGTGCAACAATCACTATTAATTTATGTAAGTACGACCCATTAGGGCCAACTAGTACTACCACTAATCGGATTATCAGTGAACTAATTGTACCTGCAGGCGAAACTGTATTCTTAAGTGAAGAGCGTATTGTGTTAGACAGCGGAGATCAAATTAGAGCAACAGCATCAGTAGGTAATAGACTAAGCATAACAGTGAGTGCATTACCAGTATGAGATTCTTAAAACAAAAATCTCTCAGTAGATTAAATCCTACAGATCAAACACTTTTTACAAATCAATACGGCCGCGCTGTAATGAATCTAAAAGGTGGATTGATGTTACCAAAAGGTACAACAGAAGAGCGCCCTTTTGGTACTATGCCCGGGCAGTCTGGCGCTAGACACCCTGCAGGTGTTAATGGATATATTCGATACAATACAACTAATGATCCTCTTACAGGATTAGATATCGGTATCGAAGCGTATGTACAAGATCATTGGGAAGTTATACGTGCGCCAGGTGCTAAATCTATCTACAAACAGACCCTAGGCCCAGGTGACGGTATCGAAACAACATTTGGTCCTCTAGATCAAATTCCTAGCTCTGCAAATAACATTATAGTATTAGTAGAAAACGTTATGCAAATTTCAGATACTAACTATAGTCTTGCAGACAACTATTTAGGCTCAGGAAATACATATATTGTATTCACTAGTCCTATTCCTTACACTAAAAATATCACAATATTATTTGGCTTTGCTAACTAACTAGGATCTAGGTAAATATACATATCGAATTGGAGATATGTAATGGCCCTAGTATTAGTAGACCGTGTAAAAGTAAGATCCCAAACAGCAGGAACGGGTACAATTACCCTAGCGGATACTGCCTTGGGTTTTCAAAGTTTTGAAATTGTTGGCAACGGTAATGAAACGTACTACGGTATTGTCGACAACGTAGGAAATTGGGAAATTGGTCGCGGCACGTATACCAATGTTTCTACTGTAGGCTATCTAAGCCGTGATTCAGTCATTTCATCATCAAACAATAACGCTAAAATAAATTTTCCAGTTGGCGGGAAAAACGTATTCGGCACATTTCCATCAAGTCTAGCACAAAACATTATAGGTAGTGTAAGTCAGTTAGTTAACGGATCAGCTACAGCAAGCCTTGGCACAGACGGTCTATTAGCAGTTCCTGGAAGAGTAGTTACTCCCGAAATAGAAGGTGCTTCTGATGGCCTAGCAATTTACTCTGATTGGACTAAAGAAACTGGCATTAGTATTGTTTCACTAGATAATTTAGAATCAGTAACGTTAACGTCGGATAGACTTGTAGCTATTTCAACTAATTTTGCAACGTTATCACAAAAAGATTGGATTTTTGAAACCACCGGTAACTTAAAACTACCAGCAGGCGGCGACATCGTTGACAGCAACGGGACTAGTGTATTAGGCGGCACTGGAACTACTGATAGATTAACTAACGGACTTGATGAAATTGTTGCTAATGTAGCTGGCGGCATAACATTTCCAAATAGCGCAGTACAGCGAGACACCGGTAGTATAAATTGCCAGCCCGGGGTAGATACTGTAGTGTTTACCTCATCACAAGAAGGTATACAAACAATTAAACTATTGCTTGAAGTTGAAGGTACTGTGACCACAGGAGATGCTGATACGCAATCATGTGAGATGATTGTTGCTAAGAGTTTTAGAGGACCAACAGTAGCGACTACAGTATACGCTGTTGTTCATACAAGCGTGGCTCCACTAGCAACATTTACAGCCGAGTGGAACGTATTAATCAGTAGAGTTGAAGTAACCTGTCGTCCAACAAGCCTAACTAACAATGTTACTGTTAAATCATTTGCAACAGAAATTACAACATCAGATTAAGGAATAAATTATGGCAGGCATAATAAGTGATGATAGCGATCTAGGTGGAATTAGTAATTTTGGTAGTGAACCACCAGACACGCCTTCACTAGGTAAAATAAGCGGAAAGATGTTAGGAAAGCGTATATCTGACTCGCTTGATAACTTAGAACGCAACGGCATTGACTTAGCTTTTGATACAGATCTTATGTATTTAAAAGTAGGACCATACAAAGCACCTAGCCTACCAGAAAATATTTACGAAGATGGAGATCCCAGCGGAAATATATCGGCAACCGGTCGCGGCATCGGAATTAACATTGACGGCTTTTCTAATGATCTAACTGTAAATGGATCTGCCCATGTATCAACTAACTTAACAGCAACAGGAAGTACAGCTACTTTTTCTAATATTGTTTTTAACAACGCAAATAACATAAGCTCTGTAGTTGGAGATATTATAATTGCCCCCACCGGAGCTGATGCATATGTACAATACGGGGAAGTTCAAAATACCGCTTTAAAAATTAAAGACAATTTCATCCAAGCTACTGGTATCGATCAAAGTATTGTACTTGATGCTAGCGGAACTGGAAGAGTTGAAATAGAAAGCAATGCAATTATAGCCGGCAATTTAAACATTGGCGCTAATATAAATGCTCATGCAGATGTAATGATCGACGGACAGTTAATTATTGGTAACGACCCTATAGATACCATTACTATTAATACTGATTTTACACAAACTATTGAGCCGGGAGTTGACAATTCTTATGATTTAGGATCTAGTTCTAAAAAATGGAGAACACTTTACCTAAGCGGGTCTACAGTGATTACCTCTGCAGAGATTACTGATCTAAGAATTAGCGACCAAACATCGTTTTCAGGTAACACAATTACTAGCATTCAAAGTAATGATAATTTAAATTTATTGTCAGACACTGGGATAATTGCAATAGAAGATTTAACAATCGAAGATAATGTTATATCTAATACTCTTGATACTCCTTTAATATTTAAAAGTACCGGAAGAGGATATGTTCGATTTGACAGCACAAATGCTGTATTAATTCCTGCAGGCGACATATCACAACGACCATTCGGTGAAATCGGTGAAACTAGATGGAATACTGAGTTTCAGTATCTTGAATGTTTTGATGGTTCAGTTTATCAAGTAGCGACAGGTGGCGGTACAGTTGTCACGGCAACAGTCATGCAAGAACTTGGCGAATTATATAGCTTGATATTAGGTTAATTTTTCAATCTGCATAAATACTAACGATTACAAGAAACGACCATTTCTTGTATGATCAGACTGTGGTAAACCCGCAATGCAAGGTGGTTAACCGTGAAACACGGGGTATTAAGGAGAGCACATGGCTATCGGTCGAATTTCCGGTCCGCTCTTAAAGTCAAACCTCATCAGAGATGGTGTGGATTTAGCCTTTGAGACAGACCTTTTATATCTTGATGTTAATAATAGCCGCATTGGTGTAAATACCAGCTCACCTCAATACTCACTAGATGTTGTCGGAAGTGCAAAGACAACAACATTAAAAGTAGATGATCAATTTACTATCGGAAACTTTACAGTATCCGGTAACACAATAGCTAGTACTGCTCAAACAATTAATTTTACAACAGTTGGTGCAGATGTTACTGCATATCATTCCAGATTATTAGTAAATGATATCGAGCTCAACGGCAATACAATTTCCACAGTAGCAACAAATCAAAATCTAGAACTACGTCCATCAGGCACTGGAATATTAGACATCCAGTCAGATGCTAGAGTTACTGGTACACTCGAAGTTGACGGAAATATTACAGCAACGGGTAACATTACAATCGATGGTAATTTAATTATTGGTAATGCTATCACTGATACAATTACTATCAATGCTAGTATTAGAAGTAGTTTAATTCCAGAAACTAATAACGCACACGATCTTGGTTCTCCGTCGTACAATTGGAGAAATTTATATGCGCAGACTATTACTGCGGACACACTTTCACTAACATCGTTTAATGTAGGCAATTTAGTTTTTACAGATAATCAAATTACAACTACCACAGGACAGGATCTTATATTAGATGCTAATGCGGCAGGGTCGGTAGTACTAGGACACTATGCTGTTCGTGACAACGTTATCACAAACTTTGTTAACAACTCTGTTTCAACCTTTAGACAAACTGGAACAGGATATGTAAAAATTGAAGGAACAAATGCGTTTGTTCCACCTGTAGGATCTACAGCTGATCGACCAACAGCATATGCCGTTGAAGGCATGACACGATATAATACAGATTCTAAATCTTTAGAAATCTGGGACGGATTACAATGGGCAAGTCCAGCAGGTACCATTGGAGCAGTTTCGGAAGGAACAGCAACAGATATCGCTGCAAGATTTGCACTAATTTTAGGATAAAATAATGCCAACCACATTTAAAAATTCAATAAACACTGGCATAGGAACATCTCCAGTTGATGTATTAAGTACTCCTGAGGGATTCAGAACTACAGTTATAGGCTGTAATCTTGCTAACATAACTGATTATGACACAGTTAACGTTGATGTAATAGTAGTAGGCGATGGCAGTGATTCAGCATACTACGTTAAAGGAATAACTATTCCTCCAAACTCGTCTCTTAAAGTTGTTACCAACGGTGAAAAATTAATTTTGCCCGAAGGTCATATTCTAAGAGTTGTTAGCGATACTGCCAGCAGTATTGATGCAACAGTAAGTTTTGTAGAAATATCATAAGGAATAACAAATGGCTAATTCAAGTTATTATTTAGGTACCGATCCACAATCAAGACTAGGTGATACACCTAGATTTTTCTACGCACTTCGAAAAAATGAAAATGGTAGCATGTTCTTAGTAAGAAGCGATCAGATGAAAGAAGCTGATTCTATTGAAATTAACACACCCGGGCATCCAGAAAACAATTTTGACGGATTTGAAGTAGGTGTAGATTTCTTCGAAGGACTTGATGTTAATCACAATGCGCCTTATGAAAATTTAAAGTATCAACAATATAGATGGGATGATAGGGCTATTTTTTATTACATTGACGACGATGGACAATTAGTAGCAAGGATTAATAGCGGCCACACATATACTGCTGGCGTTTCAGAGGACTAAAATAAATTATGGCTGATTTTAAATTAAGTAGATTCAAATGTACATGGAGAGGCGAATGGTCGTCTATCACTAGATATAATCCAGACGATATCGTTAATTTTGGTGCATTGGTATATGTGTGTCTTACTTCGCACACTTCGAACAGCGACTTTTACTCGGATCTAAATGCAGTTAACGGAGATATACCTCCGTTAGCAATTCCTAAATGGGAACTAATGGTCAACGCTGCACGTTGGACAGGCGATTGGCAAACATCGTATGATTATGTTGTAGGCGATATTATCAAGTATAGTGGAGTTTCTTATATTTGTACAGCACCACATACTTCATCAGATGTGATCAGTGGATTTTACACAGAGATTTCACATTGGACTGTGTTGATTTCTACAGAAACTTGGTTTTCAACTTGGTTACCATCTACTTACTACAAACTAAATGATGTTATTAGATTTGGTGGTAGAGTTTATCGATGCAGCCTCCCACATATTTCAGCAGGCGGCGAAAATCCTACATTAGAAACAAGTATTGCCAACTGGGATATAGTTAATATTTCAGACAACTGGAGTGGAAATTGGCAAACAGCAACATTATATAAAACAAACGACTTAGTCAAATATAGCGGTAAAGTTTATCGTTGTACTACTGGACATGTGTCAACACAAAATATAGAAGAAGGGATACCTTACGATATAGCAAATTGGGAACTAATTCATAACGGCATCCAATATCGCGGTGATTGGCAATCGACTGTATTATACTATCCAAATGATATTGTAAAATTTGGCGGATATATTTACAAAAAGAATAATGTTCTAGAAGTTTCAGATGTATTTTTTAACTCCACTAAGTGGGAAATATATTCTCCAGGTGTCGAGTTTGAAACAGCATGGAACCCCTTAGTTCAATATAATAAAGGTGACATTGTTAGTTATGGCGGAAACATATATGCAACTACTGTTGATATTTTTGGTTCCGAACTAACTCCTGGAATTGAACCTGGAATTAACAACGAGTGGTCGCTGGTATTTGAAAATAGCAGAATGCGCGGCCAGTGGAATAGTGCTACTCAATATAGACCCGGAGATGTAATTAGACGTGGCGGCAATTTATATGTTGCTATACTTAAAAATTTATCTGTTGACCCCGATACAGCAGAAGACGGAAGCACCACTAACTCAACATACTGGCAATTAATCACCACTGGAATGAGATGGCGCGGTATTTGGGATACCGATACTACCTATGTTACGGGCGACACTGTACTTTGGATAGCTAGTACATATAAGTGTATTGACAAACATGTATCGGATGCTACAAATAGACCAGACGATGATTCGTTAGTTGGTATGGGTAGTGAAGCTGGCTCCGGTGACAGTACATTAACTGGCAGATACTGGATTAAAATTACCGAAGGATCTGCAGTTAATAGATTGAGAAATCGCGGCGACCTACGCACATTTGGCTTAGACGAAGATGGCAGCACTGTGGGATTCACTAATATAACAGTTGGTAATGTAGGACAAGCTGTTATTGCATCGAGTACAGAAGGTGCCGGCTGGGTCGATCTTAATCAAAGTAATCGAGTATACTACGTTTCTCTCACAGGAATAGATGAAGAGACCCAAGGCGGCTCACCTAACTCTACATTTAGAACTCTAAGATATGCATGTGATTATATTCTTGCTGACCAAGCAACTAGATCACCTGCAACTATATTTGTTAAAACAGGAGTATTTGAAGAAATATTACCAATACGTGTTCCTGCATTTGTAGGAATTGTAGGCGACGAATTACGTAGTACAGTAATAACTCCTGCAAATCAAGTTTTATCTACAGCTTATCTGAATACACTAGCTTTAGCATCTGCTTACATACAAGACATTGCAGAATTTATCATACAAGAAATTCAAGTAGGTGCAGACGATCCAGAAGAACCAACTACTGTTTTATACGGAACTGTTCCGCAGGACTTTTCGGGATCTTCTGCATCTCCGAGCGAAGTATTAAGTATTAAATCATTATTAGAGCTGTTTGAAAGTAGAATTACAACATTTAATTCACAAACACCAACTAGTACAAATAGTATAACTACTGATGTTTTTAAACTAAATGCTGCACAACAACTAGTCAATAATAAATCTTTTATTCTCAATGAAGTCACACTGTATCTTGAAGAAACTGCGGCATTCATGGCTCCTTCAAGATGGAATCAAGACATTAACACACTAGTCGATGCATTAATTTACGACCTACAATATACTGGTAATTATAAAATTTACGAACTTGCAACATATTTTATAAATGCAAACTCATACGATAGAAATAAAATACAAAACATGTTTTTATTACGTGACGGAACCGGTTTACGAAACATGACGTTCAGAGGATTATCCGGTACATTAACTCCAGCACAAACTCAAATAGAATACATATACCAACGTCCAACCGCAGGCGCATATGCAAGTTTAGATCCAGGTTGGGGAGTTGGCGATAGTACTGCATGGGTAGGAACTAAATCTCCATATGTACAAAACGTAACAACATTTGGTACAGGCTGCGTTGGTCTAAAAGTTGACGGAGACTTGCATGCCGGCGGCAATCAAACTATTGTTACCAATGACTTTACACAAATTTTAAGTGACGGCATCGGAGTATGGTGCAACAGCTCAGGTCGATCGGAGTGTGTTTCGGTCTTTACTTACTATAATCATATTGGCTATCTATGTACTGCCGGAGGTAAGATTCGAGGCACAAACGGTAACTGCTCATATGGAAAATTTGGAGCAGTATCTATAGGTTCAAGCGCAGGTGAAAATCCAATTACTGCCACTGTAAACAATCGATATTACGAAGCAGATGTTACCGAGATATTATGTAACAACGGACAATTAAAGAAATTTTTCTTTAGTAATGCCGGCACAACCTATACACAGGCAACAATGACACTGGCAGGTGCAGGTATTAATGCTTCGGTACTAGTTGACGAATTTAGAGATGGTGGCACCTATGAAGTTAGAATTACTGATCCAGGTGACTCTTCAAATGCAGGCGGCGCAGGCTATACATTTACAACTAATTCTGCACAAAGCGGAACTTCTAGCTCAATTCAACTAGCTGGCTCTGACTCTGCCGAACGTGATGTATACATTGGCATGCGAGTGTATATAAGTGCAGGCCTGGGAGTTGGGCAATACGGTTATGTTGCAGACTTTGATGATGCTGGAAAATACGCATACGTAGCAACAGAGTCAACACCGAGTATAACAGTGTTGAGTACTAGTTCGTCCGGAAATACAGTAACACTTAATTCTTCTTTACCCGAATCAGTAAAAGTGGGAGATCCTGTAATATTTTCGTCCACAGATGATTCACAATTTGGAAACATACAACCATTAACTGTGTATTATATTAAAACGCTTGGCGGCAATATTATTACACTTAGTTTAGACGGCAGCGATCTTGACCCAGTGTATTTCTTAATTAATAGTGATAATAGTGTCAGTAACATGACCATTCACTTTTTAGGTTGGGAAAATGTTATTCCTGGAACTGCAATAGAAAGCACACTTGATGGTACATCGGTATATTATGTTGAACCTAGAGTTAGCTTTACTAGTCCCGGCTTTACTACTACTGCATCAGTTATGCCTGCAAGTAAACAGTGGACTGCTATTACACGATCAGATACTACGTTTTTTGCATCTGCATTAGATGTTAACTATGTTGGAGTTTCGACTAACGGAGAAACATGGAGCCAATTACCCGGCCTTCCAGAGACAGCAAACTGGACAAACATTAAATTCGTAGGCGACGTTCTTATGATATTTGGTGCAGACGGTGAAGCTGCACGTTCAACCGACGACGGAGTGACTTGGACAGCAATGACGATGCCGCTTGGTCTTGAATATCGAGATGTTGCTTATGGAAATAGTGTTTGGATAGCTATTCCTAGTGGTAGTGCAACGTATGCAAAATCAATCGACGGCGGCGTAAACTGGACTTCGGCAGCACTACCAGAAGGTGCAGACTGGAATTCTATTACATACGGCAAAGGTAAATTTGTTGCGGTAGCATTAGGTGATTCGTCAGCAGTTGATACAGTATACAGTACCGACGGAACCAACTGGACTGCCGGCAGTATTGGCACTGGTGCTATTAGTGTAACATATGGAAACGGAATTTATGTTGCAATTGCAGGCGGTACCGCTTCGGCAATAGCAACATCAATTAGCTTTGACGGCATAACTTGGACAACAGGAACACTACCGTCTACATTAAATTGGCAACAAGTTACTTACGGACAAGGTCTGTTTGTTGCAGTTGCTAGCGGAACAAGCACATGTGCAACTTCAGAAGATGGGTTACTCTGGACAACACAAAATATTGGATCTTCGGCAACATGGGCAAGCGTGGTATTTGCGCCCGGCGTGTCATCATTAGTTGGCAAATTTGTTGCAATATCTGGATCATCAGTTAATTCAAGTGCAGCTAGAATTATTAATACAGGAGCTACTACTAAAGCTAGAGCAGTTGTTGTATCTGGAAGAATTAGTGAATTTAAAATATGGGAACCTGGTAGCGGTTACAGCTCTTCTCCAATAATGTCAATAACAGATCCTAATAATACCTCTGAAGTAGCAACACTGGCTAGAATTGGAAACGGAGTATTAGCAAGTCCGACTATCCTTAATGCAGGTACAGGATGGGCAACTACCAGTACTTCTGCAACAATAGTAGGTGACGGATACAAGGATCAATATCACCTTGGAAGTGATTTAATTATTAATAATTTAAGCAGACTTCCTGGTCCTGGTGATAACTTAAGGTTCACAAGTATTGACGATTATACATACAAACTATTATCAGTTACTATTCTATCTGGTTCATTCCCAAATGTAACAGCAAGAATCTCAGTGGCAAAAGATATTGGTAGAGAAGAATCCCCAGCACATGACGAAGTAATACAAATTAGACAATTATATAGTCAGGTTCGATTAACAGGTCACGACTTCTTAGATATCGGCCTAGGTAATTTTGAACAAACTAATTATCCGGATGTATTAAATCCAATAGGTACAGTAACAGCACCTGAACAAGAAGTACAAGAAAAAGAAGGTGGTCGTGTGTTCTACACAAGTACTGACCAAGACGGTAACTTCCGAGTTGGTGAGTTGTTTGCGGTAGAACAAAGTACTGGAACAGTTACACTAAATGCGCAGTTCTTCGAACTACAAGGTCTAGAAGAACTAACACTTGGTGGTGTTACTGTTGGTGGATCAGGAGTTGTTATTCGTGAATTTTCAACAGATTCATTAATGGTAGCAGACTCGAATAATATTATATCAACACAAGCAGCTATTAAGGCCTACATAACTAGAAGAGTATCAGGCGGTGGCGCAGATGCTATTACGGGCGCTCTTACTGCAGGTGTGACTAAAATTGGTCCTGATACAATTGAAAACGTAACAGGCGAAGAAACAATTTTTGCAGCGAAAGTGAACTTTAAAGGCGGCATAGACGGTGATTGGCTAACCCATTCAATGTTCTTGTCAAGCGGAGTGTGATTTAACAAATGAATAAATATACTGTAAGGATGGAGTAAAAATGGCCGAATTTAAATTAGGTAGAATCAGGTTTGTATGGAAGAGTGACTGGATCACTTCAACCACATATTATAAAGATGACGTTATTTCATACGGCGGGAAAACCTTCCTATGCGTAGTAGGACACTCCGCAGCGGCAGATTTTTATACCGATCTAAATAATGTTCCAAGCAAATGGAATCAGTTCTCAGACGGACAAGATTGGAAAGGTGACTGGAACGATGCAGTTACATATAAAGTCAACGACATAGTTAAATATGGCGGACTATTATATATTGCCAATCTTGGTCATACTTCAGGATCAACACTAGAAGAAGATCAATCTAAATGGGATTTGTTAGCAGAATCGTTCAACTGGACATCTGGTTGGGATACTGACACAACTTACAAAGTAAACGACCTAGTTAAATATGGCGGATACGTTTATATATGTACAGAAGCTCATACTTCAGCACTAACAACAGCATTAGGTCTTGAAGATGATCAAGCCAAGTGGGATGAATTCTCTGTTGGAGTTGACTGGAAAGGCGATTGGACTGCTAATACAAGATTTAAAGTTGGTGATATTGTCAAGTACGGTGGTACAACATATGTTTGTAATCTACATCATACTTCAGCATTAACAACAGCACTAGGACTCGAAGCCGATCAAGCCAAATGGGATTATTATAATCAAGGGTTTGAATACAAAGGCACATGGACTACTGATGGTGCAGTAAGATATAAAATCAACGACGTTGTTAAGTACGGCTCAGGCACATGGATTTGTACTACGGCTCATACACAGACTACTAGCTTTGTAACTGACCAGACAAACTGGGCCCAGTTTGTTGAAGGTATCGAATATGAGAACGACTGGTTACCAGGCCTAGTTTATCAAAATGGCGACATTGTCAAGTACGGCGGCAATTCGTATATTTCTACAACTACTCATCTTTCTAGCAGTGTTCCTCCATCAGACAATACAAATTACGATTTATTCACCGAAGGATTTAAATTCTTTGGTGATTGGAATTCAATTACTACATTTAAAATTGGCGAAGTTGTTAGATTAAACGGTTATACCTATGTAGCCGTTGCAAACAGCACAAATCAATCTCCACCAAATGCCATATACTGGTCTTTATTAAATCAAGGTATTAAGTGGAGAGGTGACTGGGTCAATGCTACTGCATACAAACTTGGCGATGCGGTAAAGTACGGGCCAAATAGTTATATCACCATATTAGCACATGATTCAACAACAGGAAGTGATAGACCAGATAACGATATTTCAGGAACATTCTGGAATTTACTTGCTGCTGGAAACGAAGAAAGCGTTTTAACCACTTCCGGTGACTTGGTTATTTACGGCGGAGCTGGTCCAACAAGATTGCCAATCGGCGATACCGGACAAGTTCTTACAGTCAGTGCTGACAATTTACCTGCATGGGAATACTGGGGTCGTGTTGCTAAGGTATTCTACGTGGCACCTCATGGTGTTAACAGCCCAGCACCAACTTACGGATTAACAATTGATCAACCTTGGGCATCTATTAGATACGCTTGTGATCAGATCGAAAAAGGCTACCAGAATCAAAATGCTGGTTGGCTATTGGCACAAAATAGAACATTCATTCAGAAAGAAATTGTTGAATGGACTGACTATCAAATAACCAATAACATTGCACCGTTTACATCTGCGTTTACCTATAATAAAGAGACATGTCAGCGCGATATGGGACTGTTAGTTGATGCTATTGCATACGACTTAACACATACTGGTAACAGCAGAGCAATCCAAGCAGCCGAGAGATATTTTACAGCATTAGGTGTATCTTATATCACTGGTCAAGAAGACGAAACCGTAGCATCTATTAACTATGGTGTGAGTTTAATCGGCAGTGTTCTAGCACAGGCAGCACCTTCTGTAAACTATCAAGGCTCCAACGGTATTTTAGTAGCAGATAGAATTCTTCAAGTTACTTCTAACAGCTATGCAGCTGAAACCGGTACGGTTGAAATTGCTACATCATTAGCAAGCATTGTAACTGATGCAATTACAGCAGGCGATTTAACAGGACTACCAACTTTAGATTTACCAACCTATACACTCAATGTTAAAACTGGACAATACTACGAAGTATTGCCTATCATTGTGCCTGCTCTTACAGCAGTTGTTGGTGACGAATTACGTGGTTCACGAGTTTCACCGGCTGCAAAAATCATTGCAGACAATGACAAAGCAAAATCAGTAGCCGCTTATCAAAGATTAAAAACAGTATCTCAAGATATTGTGACTAATACTACTGTAACTCCAAGTTCAGGTAATACTGAAACTCAAAATAAGACTTCTCAGAACGAAGGAGACGCTGGAAGTACTACAGCAGTTTCTAGAGTAACTACCTTAGCAGCTGAAATCAAAGACATTTTAACAAACGGAGAAGCAGCAGCTGACGCATTCAGCACTCCAGACCCTACAGGTTATAATACTTCGTATCTAATTGGATACGGTGATGCTAGAGCCCAACTAGAAGCAAATAGAGCGTTTATCAAAGCTGAAATTACAGGTTGGATCTTTGATAATTATAGTGATACTGTTACTGCTTCAAGTGCAACTGATAATTCAATGACTATTTCAGACACTAGCTGGATGGCAGTTAACATGCCTATTAGATTTGCAGCCAGTGTTGGTGGCGTGTTAACAGGTGTTACATACTATGTTCAAAGTATTATCAGTGGAACTAAATTCACTGTAGGCGCAACACGCGATACTATTGACGTTGTTCCGCAAACAACGGCGTCATTCTCTACTACTGTACAGTTCTATTACATCTCTGCAACATGCGAAAGAGATGTAGGACACATTATCGATGCATTAAAGTATGACTTAACATACGGTGGAAACTATCAGACTAGAATTGCTGCTGATGCATATTTCACATATGGAGTAGGAACATATGGAGTAGGCGAAGGCGGAGTAACGCTTGCAGCTTATACACATATGAAGAGTATTGTAAATTCTGTTATTTTAGAAACTGCAATTACTCGTACTCCAAGTAACACAGCAACTCAGAATACAGCTGGAACTCCAGGATCTGCAGGATCTGCAACTTTTGGATCTGCTAGAATGCAAGATATTGTTGATACATTAACTAACAGCGGCACATTACCTGCGCTGATTGCTCCAAGCGTATCATGGGTATCTACTGAATTACAAACTGCTAGAACACGATTAGTAAATGCTAAAGCAACTATTCAAAGCGATGCAGTAGAGTATGTTAAGCGTGAATTCCCGACATTGAGTTTCAATTACACTACTTGTAGTAGAGACGTTGGGTATATTGTTGATGCACTAGGTTACGACCTAGCATTTAACAGCAACTTTGCATCTGTTAAAGCAGGCCTAGCATATAGAAGAGGTACAAGTTCTGCACAACTAGTTGTTGCTGATCAATTGGCAGCGACTCAGGCTATATTAGATTTTATATCTAAAGAAGCATCGTTCATTGCAGCTAGCGGAGCCCAAGCACTTGTTGATCTAATTTGGACTGACTTGATTGCCTACGTTAATACAGGTACTTCTCCGTTAATAATCGGAACAAACACGCCCGACACTAATTTGAATCTAATCAATGGTGCAAAAATTCTTGAACTCAACAAAGAATTTTTAGTTGCAGAATCAACAGCTTACATTGACTTGACTAACAACTCAACAGTAACTTCCGCTACTACAACTACTGATAGATTTACATCTTCAAGCACATCATGGATGGTAGCAGGCGACAAGATTAGATTTGTTGGAACAGCATTTGGTGGTGTTAACACTACTACTGACTACTTTGTTAAACAAGTAATCGGCGGCACAGAATTCACAATATCTGAAACACTAGATGGTGCAGTAAAAAATCTAACTACTGCCACAGGAACAATGACTGTTGTTTACAGTTATGATTCTGCAAAATGTCAACGTGACGTTAGAGAAACTATCGATGCTATTGTGCATGATATGATATACGTTGGTAATTATGCATCAACGTATGCTGCTAAGTATTACAGAAATGCATTAACTGGTTCTAAACTAGAAAATATGTTCTTGGTTAGAAACGGTTGTGGCGCACGTAATATGACATTGACAGGATTAGACGGATCCAGTGACGGTAATTTAACAGCACAACAAGATGCATTGTTACCAGCTAATGCATTCGGAACACGTCGTCCACGTGCTGGTGCGTATGTATCCCTAGATCCGGGTTGGGGACCAAACGACAGTCGTGTATGGGTTACCACAAGATCTACCTACGTACAAAACGTGACAACATTTGGTATTGGTTGCGTTGGTCAAAAAATTGACGGTAGCTTACACAGTGGAGGTAACGATTCTATCGTTTCCAACGACTTTACACAAGTATTGTCAGACGGTATTGGCGCATGGGTTACTAACTTAGGCCGTGCAGAACTTGTTTCTGTGTTCTCATACTATAACTACATTGGTTATCTAGCTGAAAACGGTGGTAAGATTCGTGCTACAAACGGCAACAACTCTTATGGTACATATGGTGCTATTGCTGAAGGTGTTGACGTTACTGAAGTTCCAGTAACTGGTAAGATTAACAATAGAAATACAGAAGCCAGCGTTGACGAAGTACTCACAGACGGCAGCAGAGTATTGTTGATGGAGTTTGGTAACGCCGGTTCTGAATATACTTCAGCAACATTTAATATTGCAGGTGCAGGCTCAGGAGTTAGTACACTGGGTAACGAAACTCGTGACGGCGGTGTGTTTAATGTTCGACTAACTGATCCAGGCGATAGCAGTGGAACAGGCGGAGTTGGATATATTACCGCTGGCAATCAAGGTCAAGCAGGTAGTACTACTTCTATAACACTTGCTGCTTCCGATATACAAGGAAGTGATGTATATGTTGGAATGAGCATATACTTAACTGCAGGTCTTGGAGCAGGACAATACGGATATATTGCAACATATAACTCAGCAAGTAAGATTGCTACTGTTAATAAAGAAAGTACAGGTACAGCAGGGTGGGATCATGTAATAGCAGGAACAGCTATTGTTGCACCTGATGTAACTACAACTTACTCGATTACTCCTAGAATTACATTTACAGCACCTAATTATACTCAAGCAAAGGCAAATATGCCAGCGTCGAGAGATTGGTCTGACGTTGTTTGGGGCAATGGATCTGGTTCTTACTCAGCAGTTAGTACAACTGGCGGAACAGGAACATTTGCATCGTTCGATGTATCTAGAATAAACGGTGTATATACAGTTACATTATATGCAGGTGGTACGTTATATGCAGCAGGTCAAGTACTAACTATTGCAGGAACAAGCCTAGGCGGAACAAGTCCTGCTAACGATTTAATAATTACAATTTCTTCAGTAACAAGTCCAAGCGGCGGCATTGTAACATTTACCTACGTTGGAAATGCAGTTACTCCAAGATTTGTAGCAGTGGCAAGAGATTCACTAACTGGCGCAGTTTCATCGAACGGTATTGATTGGACTGATATTACATTACCAGGATCAGCTACTCAGTGGTCAGCAATTGCCTATGGAGTTGTTTCAAATGTTGGTTATTTTGTAGCGGTAGCTAAAGAATCATCAACAGCAGCTTGGTCCACAAACGGATTAAACTGGAACTCTGCTAACTTAGGTGATACTGTTGATTGGTGCGATATTGCTTATGGTAATGGTACATTTGTTGCTATTGCTGAAAGTGATTCTAGTACAGCATTTAGAGCTGTTAGTACCAACGGTGGTAGTACATGGGCTTTCAACACTGTTGCTACTGGAGCAAAAGCAATTGCTTACGGTGGCGGTAAGTTTGTTATAGTTGAAGGTAACTTCTCAAACAGTTTTGCATATTCAGTTAACGGTAGCGTATGGACTGTAGGAACACTTCCGTCTAACGACGATTCTACAGAATCTAACTGGGTAGACATTGCATACGGTAATAACAGATTCGTTGCAATTTCTGATAGCTCAGCTATGGCAGCATATAGTCTTGACGGTATAACATTTACTAAGAGCAATATGCCAGTTACTGCTGAATGGACTACAGTTGATTATGGCCAAGGCGTATTTAACGCAATGTCATACGGCGAGTACTCTGCTACTTCACCAGACGGTGTAACATGGACTTCTAGAAGCAGCATCTATCAAACTGTTGATGTTACAGTAACAGCCAAAGACACTAATGTGGGATATGTAGCAAGATCATTACCAACATCTGCATACTGGACTGATGTTATTTGGACTGGTACAAAATTTGTAGCAGTTGGACACGATAACGGTGCCGTAGGTGCAGCATATGCAGCATCAAGCACAACTGGTGAATCTTGGAGCTCTGTGACACTTGGAGTAGTAAGTGGACAGTATGAATATTCTGCTGTATCTTATAACGGCAGCAGTACATATGTTGCAATTTTAACTAACACTCGTCATGTAAGCACATCAACTGATGGAGTTACATGGGCAGGAACTGTTAATGCTATTCCAGGATCAGCATCTCAGTGGAGTGACTTAGCTAACAACGGAACTAGATTCGTAGCAATCAGTGCCAGTGCTAACAGAACTGCACACAGTACAGACGGTGTTACATGGACTAACGGAACAATCTCCGCTTCCGCTACAGAATATACCAGCATAGCAAACGGTACTATTAACGGTACTAACTATTTTGTAGTTACTTCGGGATTAACTTCAGCTAGCCAGGTAAGTGCGTATTCAACAGACGGCATTACTTGGACTGCTAACGCAACAGGCTTCCCAAGTTCACAACTTTGGAGTTCAGTGGCATACGGTGGTAGCAGATTTGTTGCTGTATCTGGCAATACTGCAACTACTAGTACCGCAGCAGCGTACAGCACTAATGGTACAACATGGGCAGCAGCAACGATGCCAGGCGCAGCAGCACGTTGGAACAAAGTAATTTACGGTGGTGGCGCATTTACAGCATTTGCTTACAACAGTAATAGAACTGCATATTCCACTAACGGCGTTACATGGGTAGAAGGTCCAGCATTGACTTCTACAGCTAACTGGTATGCTGGTGCATATGGAAACAGTAGAAATGTAGTATTAGCTACCGGTGGTACAACCTCTGCAGCAAGTAACAACTTTGTATTGGATACTAACTTATTGACTACTAGCTCAGGTACAACTGATCTCAACGTTAACGATAGACTAGTATTCCAACGTGATTCTACTAGTGCTGAAATATTTGGTGGTGTAAGATACGAAGATACTGTATATTATGTTACTAGTATTGCTAATAGTACACAATTTACTATATCTACAACACGCGGCGGCAGCAATTTTGTATTAAGTAATAGCAGTGGATCAATGTTAGCAACTGTAAGTAAAAATTATACAACTTCTGCACTAGGAAATTATCTAGGAACACCGCAGTGGGTAGTACTTGCTTCTGGTTCACAAGGATTGATGCGTATTAGCCAAGGAGCTAGAGCAATCGGTAGAGCAACAGTAGTTGCTAATACCATAAGTTCAATCAAGATTCACGAGCCAGGTTCAGGATACACAGTAGCACCTACAGTAACAATCACTGATCCTAATAATACAGGAGCAGATGCTACAGTTCAAGTTAGAATTGGTACTGGAGTACTAGCACAACCAACATTTGTGTCTAGAGGATCTAGTTATTCAGCTGCTTCCGCTGAAGTAGTAGGCGACGGTTACGCTGACAATTATCAAGTAAGTTCGTTCATTGGCATTAAAGATCTAAATGCTATACCTAGAAATGGTTCTAGCTTTAGAGTAGTTGGTATTGACGATGTCTACTACAGAGTTGTTAACGTAACGAACTTATCAGGTCAGTCTGCTCCGTACACTGCAACTATTCAAATTAGTCCAGCCTTTGCAGCAGCTGAAACACCAGAACATGAAACTGATGTAACAATGCGTATACGTTATAGTCAAGTTCGATTAACAGGACACGATTTCTTAGATATTGGTACTGGAAATCAAACAGATACTAACTATCCTAACTTACCAGTATATGATCCAATTCCTGCCAACGAAACTGTTGATACGAACGGTGGTCGTGTGTTCTACACAAGTACTGACCAAGACGGTAACTTCCGAGTTGGTGGTTTGTTCAACGTTGAGCAGTCGACTGGTGTTGCAACATTGAATGCTGACGCATTTAACATTGCAGGATTGAACGAACTAAGTTTGGGATCAGTAGCGTTAGGTGGTGCAGGCGCAACAATTAATGAATTCAGTACAGACCCGTTCTTTACTGCGGATTCGGATACTGTTGTACCAACACAACGAGCAATTAAAGCCTACATTACTAGCCAAATCGGTGGTGGCGGCTCTAGTTTGAACGTAAATACCCTTACAGCAGGTGTAATATACATTGCAGGTCAGACGATTGCGACAACAACTAATGTTGCAATCAACATAAATACAAAAGTTAATTTCAAAGGTGGTATTGCAGGCGATGCCCTTGTGTTGAATTACTTCTTATTAAACAATTAATGGAGATATAAATGGCAACAGGATTATTAGGACAAGCAGCTTTAGCTGCTACAACGAACACATCAGTGTACGTCGTGCCCGCATCCACTTTTACTGTACTTTCTGTGTCAATTTTGAACAGAGCAACAACTACAGCAACCGTTAGAGTGGCACTTGCAGATAGCACAACGCCAACAAACGCTGAATGGATCGAGTATAACATAGAACTCGGCGCAAGCGGAGTGCTAGAAAGAACAGGCATTATGATGAATGCCGGCAAACAATTAGTAGTTTATGCCAGTAACGCTAACGTTTCTGTTAGCTGTTTTGGCATTGAAACTTCAACCACATAACAGGAGCAGGTAAAATGGGAAGACAAGTAACTTCATTTGGAACAGAGGGCGTATCAAATAGAACCCTGATAGCTAGCGCAACATTGGTAGCCGGCGAAAGAATTTTTGCAAATACAACAGCCGGTCCTTTCACGCTAACATTACCGTCAACACCAGCTGACGGCGCCACAATTCAAATTATTGATGTAGCTGGAACTTTTAGAACAAATAACGTAACTGTTGCTCGAGGCGGCGAAAAGATTCAAAACCTTGCAGAAGATTTGACTCTTAATCTTAACAACGCAGCAATTACAATGATTTATAGCGGCTCAACCTTTGGTTGGGTATTCGTTGGCCCATAATAGGAAATATTAGACATGGCAAAACTTTCTGATTTACTTTCTACGAGAGAAATCACTGCCAACCAAACTAACCTTGAAAAAGGAAAAGTTTGGACCATAACTAATACTGACCAGTATGCTTGTGTTTTAGAAGACATTGGCTTTTGCTGGCAGTCACCGGGTTGTGGGACAGCGACTATCGAAGTATGGGGGGCAGGTGGCAGTAGTTCAAAACAATGCTGCTGCTCCGTGAGCATGCCAGGAAATGCGCCTGCTTACTCTAAAAAAACAATTGCAGTATTTCCTGAGTCAAACGTTATTGCGTATGCAGGGTTACCTTGTAAAAACGATGATCTTTGCTTCCGCGGATGCAGCCAACCTAGTCGAGTGGTATGGGAAAATGCTCGAGATCTATGCGGGTCAACTAGAGGATGTATGTGCTCACAGGGCGGTATCAGTGGACATGCGTTCTGTTTAGGTGATGGCGGTTCGGGTTATAGCTCACCATATTGCTGTTACAAAGATTGCGGATTCTGTTTTACACAGATCACAACAGGTAGCGATACTGGACGTTGCGGAATTATCTGTAACTTTGGTCGACGTTGCCGCAGCGGCGGTACAGATGGTACCGGTGACTTAATTTGTTTAGCAAGTGCATACGGTGGCGACATCAACAAGCAAGGGCTTTTTAGCAAAATGGATTTTAGACATCAAAACGCTCCTTGTAACTGCTGGTTTACTCAGTATGTTCCATACGCAGCAGGTGTATTTTCTGAAGATGCAGGATACATTGTTACCAGCATGGACGGTGATAGTCCAGGATATAACTGGTCAGGTGCTGGTATGGGCGCATTTACTCAAGCATTAACAGGTATATCGCCAAATCCAAATGGCGGTATGGCATTTATGCCGTGTCAGGCTGCTAATGCCTGCGGATGTTATGAACAAACTGGTTGCGCACATGTACTAGCATACGGACTGGCCGCACCCGGCGGTCAACCATGCGGCGGCGTTCGCGATCACGCACACCCGGGCGGTATGGGCGCAGTTAGAATCACGTATCGTGGTACTAACTCAACAGAGAAGAACTGTCGTAGGGGGACTATATAATGGCTGTATTAAGTCAACTGTTAGGCAACAGAGATTTAGCCTGGGAAGACAACCTAGAAAAAGGTCGTATCTGGGTTTATCAAGAAGGAAACGAATACTCTACTAAGTTCTGTATGAACGGAACTGGTGGTTGCTGGTGCTGGAAATCTCCGGGCACCGGTAAAGTGGTTATTGAAGCATGGGGAGCATCTGGTTCAGGTGCTAGAAGTTGTTGCTGTGCGAAGGGTGTTGCAGGAAATCCAGGCGCATATGTAAGAAAATGTATCTGTGTTAATAATACAAACTGGATGTGTGGCTGTATCGGATATAGCTGCGGCAATGCTGACTCTGAACAATTCCGCGGATGCAGCGAACCTACTATGGTAAATTGGACTGGTTGCGCAATATATCCACAATATCTACAACCATTAAACCCACTGGAATTAAACGGTCAAGATTCATGGAAAGGAAATAATCCATGGGGTCTTGGAAATCAAGAAACTCTTGGAAGTGTTGAATATCATACACCAGGCGGCTACTATCAAGGTGGTACTAGTTGTATTGGTACAAACAACTGTGTATGTGCTAATGGCTACGGCAATGCAGGAAATGGCTGTAATGGCCAAAGTAACTTATGCTGTGCTGCTGGTGCAACTTGTGGATGTCTATGTGCTCAAGGTGGTAAAGGCGGATACACTATCTGTTCAAACAATCCAACTCCGTTTACCTGTTTCACAAGCGGCCCTGGGTTCTGTGGTACAAAAGTTGGTTATCACAACATGTGTAATACTTCACAACACGAATGCGGTATAATTTGTAATATGAGAACCACGCGATGCACTAATTGGAACTGGTACGATATTGCCTGCGGTTTCGGCGGCGATGTAAACTGCTGTGGTATGTTCTCATGTGTTACTATGCTAAACTGTACAATGCAATGTAACTGTGCAGGACAGCATCACATACACACTTCAGCTGGAAAATATGCAACTGAAGGCTCAGTACTTTCATTTACTCCAGCTCAAGACAGTGAAATGGCAAGAAGCTCAGGAATGAATCTTACAGGTCAACGTTTGTTAAATGCTTCAGGCAGCAGATGGCCATCATACGGATACGTAAATGCTTGTTATAACAGTTTTAGTGGTTGTAACTGCTACGAAGATATGGGATGTCATCCAGGCAATCCAGCAGGAACACCAGGCATGGCAGCATTGCCATGTGATCAAGTTCGAGATCACGGAGTTCGTGGCGGCCACGGTGCTGTAAGAATTAAATTTATACCTGACGAAGGAGCAACAGCATACTAATATGGCAAACTTAAAAACTTTATTAGAAAGAAAATTAGATCAAATTGACTACGATGAAACTAATCTAGCAAAAGGCCAAATTCAAAGTTTTGGTGTATCTAGTTCAGGACATTACGGTGGTGCAACCAGCGGCGGTACAATATCATGTATATTTTGCTGGCTTGCTCCTGCAAACGGTCGAGCTGTTATAGACGTTTGGGGAGCAGGTGGAAGTACTCCGTTGTCTCGATGCTGCGGAGCTAGTTTACCTGGCAACCCAGGCGCATGGTCTAGAAAGTGTATCTGTATAGATGCAGGACAGATGATCTGCGGTAAGATTGGATTCAGCTGTAATAACGCTACTGCTGCTTGCTTTAGAGGTTGCAGCGAACCAACAGAAGTTTGTTGGGCAGGAAAAGATAGAACTGGCGGAACTACAGTCCGTGGTTGTATCTGCGCACAAGGCGGTCGCGGCGGCACATTTATATGTATGACAGGTGGCGGCGTTATGTACTGCTGCTTTGCAAACGGTAATGCATTCTGCGGAACACTCAGTGGATCAAATGCAGGGTGTGGTGTAATTTGTAACTATGGTGTTGCTACTGGTACTGCGGGATGTGCAGAATCTTGGGGCGGAGACATCAATAAGAGAGGCGGATTCTCTTGCATGACTTTTGGATTTTGCTGGGCAGCATGTATCTGTGCAGTAACTGGACACGTTGCAGTTGCTCCTGGCATTTATGCCTGCGACGGCATGGTAGTGACACATGGTTATGAAAATGATAATGGTTTTGCACAATGGAGCGGTTCCGGTCTACATCAATATATTTCGGCACTAAATGCTGGAAGCCCACAACCATCAAGAGGCATACCTTTTGCAACTTGCTACAACGGCGGTAAGGCATGTGCTTGCGGTGAAAGAATGGGCTGCGGAGTTTATGTTCCGCACGGTAGCGGAGCTCCAGGTACTAATCCTTGCGGCGACTTTTGCCATCATGGCTGGAGAGGCGGCAACGGACTAGTTAGAATTAACTTCATACCAAAGGATTAAGAAAAATGGAAAAGAATTTTGTACACGTTTTACCAGACGAACCGAATAAGAGTGCAACTACAAAAAATCTAACAGTGGATTGCGTATATACAGGCGTTCAATTTTTGCTGTTAAGTGTTAGAGAAGGCACAGTTGCAATGATAGAGGGCAGTAGCAATTCACGCGAAATCCTCGAAGCTGATTTGAGATTTACTGGTGAGAGAAGTGAGCCAGGTACATCATACATTATATTAGATGCTGATGTCCATACATGGGAAGCAGCGTATTTGAATCATGCATACACACACGGTGATGTAGCTGATTATACTGCTACATTACCAACAGGTGAAACTTGGACCTATATGTGGAATGACGTAGGCGGCACTACCGGAGTTATTAGCCAGTGTCATCATGTTAATGGTTTAAAATATAACGCTTCTACTAACACGTATACTAGACCACCATATATAACATTCCAAACATCAACTCCCGCTCAGTGGGAAGAAGGTATTACTAGCCAGATCAAGATCATGGAAGAAGCATTAATGAACAATGCCAAATATACTAAAGCGCAAATTGAAGAGATAACTGAATATAAAAAGTATTTAGACAGCGCAATTGCCAAGTATAAAGGTGTTGACGTTTGGAAGATTCCTACTCCAAAATATCCAAATATGGGCTAAAAACTCCCTAAACTTAGAACCAAGATTAGCCTTGCATGATTGATTATATGGATATATAATCAATGCAGGGCTAATTTATTTCTGGAGTTTAAATGAGATCTAAAGCATTTTTTATTAATGGCGGCGCAGGTAGAATGATTTGTTCAATACCTGCTTTCGAAAAATACCAAGAAGAATCAGGGGACAAGGACTTTATTATTGTCTGCGAAGGCCCAACTGATACTTTTAAAGGCCATCCTACACTCGAACAGCATGTGTATGATTCATGGCATAGAAATCTTTTTCAAGAAAAGGTTAAACACATGGATGTAATAAGCACAGAGCCTTATCGGATCTGGGAATATTACAATCAACAATGCTCCATTGCACAAGCATTTGATATCCAATTAAACAACAAAGGCATTAGAGATCTACCTAAACCTACTCTTAGACTATCTAAAGACGAGTTACTCAACGGTAGATATGTGATCGGCGAAGTCAAAAAGAAACTTAAAAAAGAAAAAATTGTAGTGTTTCAGCCGTTTGGTAGGGGTATAGAGTATATCGATGAAACACTAATTGATAAAAGCGGTCGAAGTTTTGAACTTAAAGATGTTAAAGAAATAATTAAAAAACTTCAAGCTGAAGGATATGCAGTTATTCTAATGTCAGAATTTAAAGTAGATTTCACAGATGCAAAATTTAAAGAAGAAGTTGCTACTCCAGAAAATTTAGGAATTCGTCAGTGGGCTGCTATTATTAAATATGCCGACAAGTTCTTAGGCTGCGATAGCTTAGGACAACATCTAGCATACAGTATGGATACACCATCGGTAGTGGTAGTTGGATCTACTTATCCAATAAATGTGTCATATCCAAATGCTAGTAATGTAGATATTCTTGATATGGGTGAAATTGATAGAGAATATAGTCCTATCAGAGTTACACAAGACGAACGAATTGATAGAAAGAATGAACCGTTAATGACTATGACTAAAGAAATAGTTGAATTGGTAATTGAACACGTAACAGGAAAAACTAAATGAGCTTAACTACTATTGAGAAAACAAAAAAACCAGTCTGGATTGCAGGAATTGCAAGAGGACATAACGCAGGTGTGTGCCTATTAAAAGACGGAGAAATTGTCTTTTCTATCGAAGAAGAAAGATTAACTCGACAGAAGTATGATGGCGGCCCGTTTGCTAGCATGATCAAGATTTTAGAGTATACTGATAAACTTGATTTTTTAGTTATTGCACATACACAACCATTACACGAAACTGCCGGAAAAATTGACTATTCCGGCGACGACGTCTATACAGGACTTGCTAGAAAAATTGGACTAATTGATCGTAAAGCAAATTCACGTAACCATCCTCAAGTTATTGATCTAGCACATATCCATCACAAGTTACATGCCGCTTGTGCTTTTTACCGCAGCGGCTGGGAAGATGCAGTGGCTCTTATTGTTGACGGAGCAGGCACGTTCTTTCCGTTTAGTATTCATAACCAGCAACAGATGTTTTGGGAAGTTGAATCGATAATCGACTGCAATTATCCTGCTGAGTTTAAAACTTTATACAAGCACTACGGAACAAGAGAAGGTACAGCAGCAGCTTATATTCCGGATTTTTCTTCGCAATCATTAGGCGAAGAAGGCAGTACACATGAAGCACTGATCAGTGATCGTGCAGGTATTGTAAAAGTGTACGAGGGCATAACAGAATACTGCGGTTTCTCTGGAATTGAAGCAGGCAAGACTATGGGATTATTTCCATACGGAAAACCAAATGACGGCATTCCGCCTTTATTTGATACCAGTGGCGCTCACACAATTTCTAATAGAAATTTAATTATTCCTAGATATCCACAAGGATCTACAGTAAATCAATTTTTATTCCCAGCACTAGAAGAAAACCCACAAGATCCAACTGAAGATATCACCACTATGCAGAATCGTAGAGATCTTGCATATGCTTGCCAGACCCAATCACAGGCACAAGTGGCTAATTTAATCCGTGCTGCGGTAGAAAAGAGTGGTAAAAAGAAAGTTGTTATCAGCGGAGGATACGGATTAAACTGTGTTGCTAATTATCATTACCTTGAAGCTCTTAAAGATGAAGGTATTGAAATTTATGTTGAACCTATCAGTAATGATGCAGGCACTGCAATGGGTGCTGCTTTGCTATTCTGGCACGACCTTAAAGGTGATACTACTATTAGACCTTACGGTACATTGTATCTTGGACCAGAGCAGAAATATACAGCAGAAGAAGTTGCCGATAAATTAGAAAACGATGAAACTATCAGCGATGCTACACATAAAGACGTTGTTAAATTACTACGTGAAAAGAATATTGTTACAATTTTCCAAGGTCGTAGTGAAAATGGGCCACGTGCATTAGGTAACCGCTCTGTGTTATTTGATCCAACATTTGAAGACGGCAAGGATTATGTAAACATGGTTAAACGCCGTGAATATTTCCGTCCTTTTGCAGGATCAATTTTAGCCGAAGATGCACAAGCATGGTTTGATCTACGCGGCATGAAAGACAGTCCGCATATGATGTATGCGGTAAATTGTCAAGACGGTATTGCTGAAAAGATTCCAAGCATTATTCACGTAGACGGTACGTGTCGTATTCAAACAGTTACTCCTGAACAGAATAAACATTACTATGATCTAATTAAAGCATTTAAGGATGAAACAGGTATTCCTATTTTGTTTAATACTAGCTTTAACTTAGGCGGTGAGCCGTTAGTTGAAACTGTCGATGATGCTATTTGGACTTTACGAAATTCGGATATCGAATATCTGTATCTTCCAGAAATTGGTAAATTATTGCACATTCCAAACGCTTAATATTTTCATGTCTCGAACCGATAAATATAACATGAGGAACGAGACATGATAAATTTTAGCAAATATTTCAGCAATGATGTAAAAAATACCCTTAGGGTTCAGAATGGAGTTAACTTTTCCTATAAGGGTCCATGGGTTCCAATGCTCAGCGAGTCTACTAAACTTGATGAGTGGTATGTTGGCGATTTTATGGCAGCGGAATATACTATAGTAATTGATCTTAGCAATACAGCAAAAGAAATGATCAAGGCATTAGTAGTTGCCGGCCCAACATCTGCTACAGTAACCGTATACGGCAGAACAAGCACTACAATACCGCTGTTAGACGTATTTGCAGCCGTAGATAATTCTAAAGTAACTATCACTGTAAGCCCGTTAGTTAGTATCGACGGATCAACTTCGGATGTATCTTCTGTAGCACTAGGCGGAAAAGTAATTTACAGCGCCAACTATTATCATACACTTAACGCTCTAACTCCTTTCTAACTTTTGTGCTAAATACTTTTACGCAGTAGTTGAAGTAGGAATAATAGCGAGAATATGACAATACAATACATACCCCTTGAGTCTAAAAGTGGCTTTAAAAGCCCTGGATTCTACGTCGACGAAACCGGAAGAGTTTTTGTTAACGAACTAATAATCGCACCAGAAAACGGTCTAAGTGTTTTACGAGCAGACGAAGTCTATATACGTGGAGTACAATTATTAGAAGGTGCAGGTGACGGTTCGTCACTTATTGCTCTAGGCAATAATATACTTGCTAGTTCGCTTACCACATTAGGCACACAAGAATATCTATACGTTGACGGTGATATCAGTTTCTCCCAAGGAGTAAACGAATATATTAGTGTAGTCAATGGTCTTGTTGCAATAGATAGTATTTCTGCAACAGGCAGAATCGATAATATAACTGTTGGATTAACAGATCCAGCAGCATCAAAATTTACAACCACAACAATTACAGGTAGTGCAACAGTTCAAGGCGCCAGCGTATTGACCACTGTAACAGCTACTAGTATTTCCGCTTCAGGAAATATTGAAGTAGAGACACTCCCCACTTTGGCAAATCACGTAACAAGAAAAGATTATGTTGATAATAGAATATCAGCATTTGCAATTGCTTTCGGAGCATAAGGTAAAAAATGGCAAAAAGAAAAATTAATAATTATGTATTTGAATCAGGTATCAGCAAAGATGCTAACTTGTTTCCTAAAGCGTATGCACTTTTTGTTGCAAATAAAGAATTTTTAAAAGCTCAAGTTGTAGCTTTTATCAATTATAATATTGAAAACAATGTCGGAGTATACAACGGATATGCATACAGTTCAGACAAATGCTTTCGAGACGTTGGCTATTTTCTAGATGCAATTGCACACGATTTACGCTACGGCGGCAACGTAAAAATTAGACAAGTATCAGAATATTTCTGGATTGACGGCCAGCCTATGATTCGTGGTGATGTTAGTCCAGAAATTACAGGACAACAATATATACGTGATCTTCTTAACAATTATATTTTTACAAATACTCCTGTAACTCCAACTTACGATCAAGTAGCTGTTAGTCAAGTTACAATTCCAGGAAACAACGGCGAAAGTGGGGCAGCAGCCGCAAACACAGCACTGTGGGCAATCTTAGGCGACGTTATCACTAACGGTACACCTTCTATTCCAGAAAAAGTTACTGGTGTTACTTCGATTAGAATAAGAGAAAAAATTGACCAGTCAGCATTATTATTGATAACTGATACAAGTAGTGGTACTGTGTTGTATAACTTTGCTGATCCTGCGAACTCAGCAGATATTACATATAAAAAAGGTTACAGCAGCGGCGACAACCAACCGCTTAGTGATTTAGATTTTCCTAAATGGTGGCACTCGTCTGATACAATTACAATTATTGACCTATCAGCAAATACCTCAACGTTATCAGCAGATGCTGACATACAGATTTTTGTCGAAGATCCTTATCAAACTGTTAGACCTTGGGATTTCGGTACAGACGCTATTGAACGTATGCGTGTATCAACTCCACAGGCCATGCTTGATGCTGACTTTGAATACGGATTACAGCCTACAAAGTGGCAGGCAATTGGTGTACAATTAGGATATCCTTCAATCTATGAAATACCAGGAACAGATGCTGGTGTAACTACTATTGTTACTGATGCATCAGCAACTACTAACTATTTTGGTTCCTCTCAAATTACAGTCACTACTAGCGGTCCTCATGGATTCACTGTAGGTACAGCTATTACTGTAAAGGGTGTATCACAAGGTGTTCAATCAGCATCGAGAGCAGAAGGCTCGTTTATAATCAGTGTAGTACCAACTCCGAATTCATTTATATATTATGCAACATCTAAAGTTGGCACAACTCTAAATCAGAGTTTGTATACTCCAAACATACAGATTCGACAAGGCGGGTTTTATACTGGATCATCAATTGGAGTACCTACTTTTTCTTTAGTTAGCAATGGTGCAACACTAGGTATTACATCACAGTTTGTTACTCCAACGGATTCTAGCAATGTATCGTTTGTTGGAACTTCACCTGGTATAGGTTCTCCAATTTCCGGGTCCCCAAGTATTCAGTCCGGGACCTCAGTAACTGGTGTTGTTGGATCAGGAGTAATTGTTGCATCTGTTAAAAATACAACAACTGAATTAGATACATTTATTGATGTTGACAGCACTGTGGGAATACAGTCTGGCATGGCTGTAGCTAACGATCTTGGTCAGGCACGATTTATTTCCAATGTATTAGGAAATCGATTATCGCTTACGGGCGCAATTGGTAGAGTACTTACTGGGTCAGAAGGCGTCGATGTTGGTGTAACTGGCATTAATGTTGAGTCTATTGGAGTAGGTGCTGTATTTGATGTTAATCGTACCGGGGGAGTATATGCCGTTATTGGATCAACAGACAGTACAGTTAACGGACAAAATTATGCAAAGGGCGATGCTATTAGAATTCTTGGCACATCAGTCGGTGGAGCTACGCCCTTAAACGATATATTAGTTGTTGTTCAAGATGTCGATAGCGGTGGCGCAATCATCAACTTTACATATAGCGGAACAGCTATATCCGGTGGTGCAACATACACAAATGTATTGCAAGGATCAACAACTGGTACTGGTACTAACGTTGTAATATCTGTTGTAAGAACAGGAGGCAGCGGAATTTACAATGTCACTATTACAAACGGTGGTGCCGGCCACGAGCCTGGAGATCAAATTACATTCTCGGGCGGCTTCCTTGGAGGTTCCAGTCCTGCGAATGACATTGTTATACAAGTAAACGGAGTTTCGTTTGGAACACAGGCAGCAGTAGACTTTACTGTGTTAAGCGGATTAGGAGTTTCAGGCAATGCAGACTACGTTGGATTAAGTGGATCAACTGAAACACAATCCGGCGCAGGAGCAGTATTTACAATTACACGTACTGGCGGATCATACTTTTCTGCTAGAACTAACAATGGAACTGGCTATAGAGCAGGAAATAAAATACTTATTGCGGGTACTGATTTAGGTGGCACAACACCCCTAAACGACTTAGAGTTAGAAATTCAAACAGTAAATCCTACAACAGGAGCTATTCAGTCAACGCTTGAATCTGGCACAATTGCACTTGGCGAATCAATATCGATATATCCGACCTTAACGCTATCTGAGCCAACTACAGGAATTATTACTAGCGGTACAGCATTAACTACTGGTGCGTTAGCTACTATCGAAGTATCGTTCCCTGCAAATCACGGTCTAGTTCCGGGTTCGTCAATACTCACTAGTATTACATCAACACCCGCACCAACTTTAAGTGCGGCAACCGTAGCACTGCCAAGCTCATTAACATGGCAAGGAATAGCGGCCAGCGATGGAAGATGGGTAGCGGTGGCGAACGGTAGCAGCTCCACCGCTAGATCAATTGACGGTAGTGGGTTCGTTGCAGGTGGTACATTACCAGCAAGTGCAAACTGGACTGCTGTCGCTGGCGGAACATATAGCGGTACTAACGTATTCGTTGCTGTTAGAAACGGCAGTGATACTGCTGCAAGAAGTACAGACAACGGAGTAAGCTGGGGCAATATAACGTTGCCGTCAGTGACTAATACCGCTTGGACCTCAGTAACTTATTATAACAATGTGTTTGTTGCTGTACGTAACGGATCAGCAGGCGCTGCATACTCGCTAGATGGCGGCGCTACCTGGAGTACTGGTACATTGCCAGGAACAAGTGCTTGGACAGATGTAGTTGGCGGGACTATTGGCTCACTAAGTTACTTTGTAGCCATTGCTTCTGGAGGTACCGCAGCAGCATACAGCTTTGATAACGGTGCATCTTGGATTGCATCAACATTACCAACAAGTTCAACTTGGTCAAGTATCGCATATGGTAATAGTCGATTTGTTGCAATTGCATCAGGTTCGACCGCAGCAGCGGTTAGTACGGATGGTACTACATGGACAGCAGTAGTTATGCCAGCAAATACTACATGGAATTCCATTACATTCGGTGACGATGTATTTGTTGCAGTTTCTAGAGCCACAAATATTGTTGCAACATCATTCTTAGGAACAACTAGTTCGTGGACTCAGGGTACTTTGTCAACAACAGCTGACTGGGAAGAAATTGCATACTGGAGTTACAGCGGCGTAGGACAATTTGCTATAGTGGGTAATGGAACAACTGGCGGGACAATACGTTTAATATCAGCTAATCATCAACTGGCCAGCGGCCCGTTTGTAATTACAGAAGTTCCTACTCAAACTACATTAAGATTCCCTGCAAGAACAACAGGGACTATTACAGCATCTCCTGTACCAATCACAGGATTGATTTATTCAAGACCAGAATCTTTCTTTGTACACAGACCATATGACGGCGGCGTACAATTAGGCACAGGCGGGCCACAACACGGTGCGCAAGCAATTCGTCAAAGTAAAAAATATATTCGTTACCAATCAGGTAAAGGTATTATGTTTACTACAGGTGCGCTATTTGCACCTAGCTATGATTTACAATCTGCAAGTGCAGCAGGCCTAACTACAGGTTCACTAATTACTTTTGTAACAGATGACACTGATCACGGATTGCAGGCTGGCGGTGTAATCGAAATTACAGGAATGACTAGCTTTGAATTTAACGGTGTTTACACTGTTGAAAACATTAAAGATTCTAGAACTTTCCGTGTAAGAAGTTTGAATGTACTAACTACATTAACTCCAACTTTAGGACCAGAGGCCAAAGTAGTAGTTAAAAATTGGCATGGTTCAACAGTACGAACAGGTCCGTTTGATGACCAGAACGGATTGTTTTGGCAATACGACGGTCAGCATCTAGCATTAGTTAAGCGTACAAGCACTTTCCAAGTTTCTGGATCAGTTGCAGTAAACACAGATTCTAATGCAGTGACTGGAACAAACACTAGATTCCGTGATCAACTCAAAGTAGGAGATCGTGTGGTATTGAAAGGTATGACACACACGATTACCGATATTGCTAGTCAAACTTCTCTGACATTTAATCCAGACTATAGAGGTAATACTAATCTATCCGGCGCAAAAATGTGTCTAGTAGAAAATTTTGTAATACCGCAGAGCGAATGGAATATGGATCGAGGTGACGGTACTGGCCCAAGCGGGTTTAATATTAATCCGTCACGCATGCAGATGATCGGTATACAATATTCATGGTACGCTGCTGGCTTTATTGAATTTATGTTGAGAGGCGCCGACGGTAAGTTTGTGTTCGTGCATAGAATTAGAAACAGTAACATTAATACAGAAGCGTATATGCGTACTGCTAACTTGCCTGTTCGTTACGAAGTTGAAAATATTAGTGCTAGAGGACAGTTATACGAAGCATTATCAAGTGGAGATACCACTATGCGACTAACTGATGCATATTTCTTCCCAAATGCCGGCACATTGTATGTTGGAAACGAATTAATTAGTTATACTGGTAAAACCGGTAATACACTAACGGGATTGAGCAGAGCAGCAAGTTTTAGAAATTTTGCGCAAGGATCAACTAGAGTTTATACTGCAGGAAATGCATCGTCGCATGCAGTAAATGAAGGAGTAACATTAATTAGTAACACAATTACTCCTGCAATTAGCCATTGGGGTTCTGCATTATTAACTGACGGACAATTCGATGAAGATCGAGGATATTTGTTCAGTTATACTGCTACATCTATTAATATTACAACTACTAAAACTACTGCGTTCTTGATTAGACTAGGACCTTCAGTATCTAATGCAATTGTAGGAGACCTTGGTGAAAGAGAGTTACTAAACAGAGCTCAACTGTTATTAAAACAAATTGCAGTTTCTGCTGATGCGGTAACTGGCGGTGGTGGTATCGTTATTGAAGGAGTATTAAATCCTCAAAACTACCCATCAAATCCAGCAAACATTAGCTGGGGCAACTTAAATGGACTTGCATCTGGTGGACAACCTAGCTTTGCACAAATTGCTCCAGGCGGTACAGTTGACTGGGCCAGCGGTGCTAGTCAGGTTACAAAAACTGCGTCAACTGCAACCGGATTCAACGTTGACCGTAGAAACTTTTTGTATTTTAAACAACAAAGTTGGGAAGCAGCAGGTGCTGTGATTGGTACTGAGATTCGAGATTCTGGCAAATTCCCAGCTGGTACTCGTGTATCACAAATCTTTGGACCAGCAAACTACATCGGAAGTAGTGCGGGTAACGAGTATCTTGTATACTTTACTCAAAACTCAGTTGCAAACATTACAGGTGATTCTAATGTAACGTTTGTATTTGGACAACCACCGTACGCACAGCCAGGCGAGACAGTATTTTCGTTTATTACAAATCCAGGGGAAACCAGCACATTGGATCTAAGTGAGTTGAAAGAACTTACTACAACAGCACTGGGCGGAAGAGGAGCGTTTCCAAATGGCCCAGACGTGTTAGCTATTAACGTGTATAAGGTAGCCGGTACAGCAACTCCGGGTAACATTATTCTACGTTGGGGTGAAGCGCAGGCTTAAAGACTATCGAGCAAGTTGGCTGCTTTCCCAAGCAGTCAGCTTGTTTAGCAATTCTTTTCTGATATTTGAAATAGTTTCTCTAGTTTCAACAACATCTGTAGGCATGCGATTGCTTATATACAAAGCTTCGTGATGTCTGTCTAAAAAGTTTATTTCATTTTTTAACGAAGTTAATAGTTCAGTTAACGAATTCTGTAATCCTTCATTCGTAACCGCTGCAATTCGTTTTTGAAACCCTGTGTATTCCTGAAGGAATTGGGGGCTATTCTGTATTTTTGGAATCATTTGTAATCACCAGTATAGTTTCTAATTTAGTTCTAGTAATGTCATTATTTAATGTATGTCTAAGACCGGTATGAATCTGTTTGGGCAGCGTATTAAGGCTTGCCCAGCATACAGTGTTTGATGCTGTAGTGATAAATTCATTGTCTACGAGACATACATATGTGCCATACTCAAACCCACTATCAGCACTAACATACAATTCTATAGGCAGTATTCGTCCTCTAGAATATTTAGACATTAACTCTTCCGCACAAGAAATTACTGCTCCGTCTTTAATAAAGGTAGGAACAGTCCATTTTTCTTCTTCTAGGATTAATAAAATTCGTCCTGTAGATTTTGATAAAAATAGTAATCCTGCACGTTGTTGCATATTACTATATATCAGGGATTTAGATCTAGTCTCCAAGATCCGGACGGGTATTCGCCTTCGAACGATTTCAGCCAAGTACCGTTAGCAGTATCCCATTTATATTGTAATCCAGTTTTTGAATTTTGGAATATTAATGTGATTTCTTCGAATTTAATATTTTCTATAATTGAAATACTATTTTCATTTTCAGTAATGTTGGCTGTTGCTTTATACACTTTACTGTTATACATAACTATAGATCCAGTAGTATATACTACAGTAGTCTTTGCATTAGTGATCCAAGGATACTCTGAAATTTTCCAAGCAGGAATTAGATCAATCCATTCAGAGCCACTCCATTCGATTATGGTATTAGCTCTAATTATAGGATCACTGTTATCTGTATTTTTCCAAGCATCTGGGCCATCATACGGATCTCTACTACTACCGTCAGATGGGTCTTGTCCGTAGGTCATTAACCCGCCCACATTCTCGCTTGTGTTTACTGCATCAAGTACTAGATATCTAGTACCTTCTGATATCAGTTGATCTGAATATTCTTTGTTTGGACGCTTAGGATTAAATTTGTACGGATCGATAATAGCATCTACAGTGCCTAGGTTATTTTGATTTCTATGGATGCTTTGTATAACAGTATTTGATGGCTTGTCTGTAATTGAAACTACTAATATAGTAGGGTCAATAACATTAATTGTAAATGTTCCTCGTATTTCAGTTCCGTTTGGCTGTGTGAAGAATATTTTACTGTATCCTGCAATGTAATTTCCGAACAACGGAATAATTTCATCCCAGGAAACCCGTCTTCCAATCTTTGCTGGTGTTTCAAAACCTAAAGATCTCACTACTTCACTTGGTTCTAACAATGATACATTATAATCATTTGACGCTACATTACTATTGTTTAACAATAACACTCCAAAGTCTGGATTTTTAGTTGAGAATCGTACTCCGGCGGCAGCATCTGGATTCATAGTAAGATTTTCTAATCCTTCAAGTTCTCCGTTTTCACTGAAAATATTCATTACAATATTTTGTACAACTCCTAGGCGCTTGACCTTTGCAGGAGGACTGATATATACTGGCATGCTGAATTCAAAAGAGCAAATATCAATTTCAGATTCTGCACCTGCTGGAATAGTTCTTGAACTAAAATTTATAGTTTCAAGATTAATAACACTTAAACTGGTCCAGTCAATATAGTTGTCTGTGGTTTGTATTTCAAAACTAGGATTAAAGAAAACTCCAATTTGTTCAACTATTTGTAATTTTTGATCCGTATTCGAAGTCCATATATCGGCCTTCATTTTCATAGTATACGGTGTAGGCATTAATCTTTCAACAGTATATGCAGCACCTTGTGTTTGATTGTATACTGGATTGTTGCCATCAAACTGATAATCGCGTTCTCTTATATGCATCTTGCTAACATAGCTAGCATCACTTAACCTAGTCCTATCTAGTTCTAACCCTGTAATGTAACAGGCAATCTTAGGCACAGTCGCCATTTTATTTTCAGAGTTGTCTTTAATAATAGCAGCAACTTGTCTAGTCATGTCTCCGTACGAAACAGGAATATGTCGTAGTGTACCGTCGCCGGCTTTATATTGGAACCCAATAAAGAATCGCATAAACTGCGTAACATATCGGCGTAGCTGCCCGTCGTAAAAAAAGTCCATTAATCGTCCGCCTTTGGTCTAAGAGCTTTTGACAGACTCTGTTTTTCTTTAATAACCTTACCGTTGATAGTAGAAGTGTTATCGTTATTAATAAATTCAGTCTTCTGTGTTTTTCTTGCGTCCTTGCCTTCAAACACATTTCCACTTGCAACATCGTTGTCACTTAGGTTGCTCATAGTCATTCTTACATTATCTTCAAATTTAATCCAACGCACTCCGTTGAATCTAAACAATCTGTTTGGATGATAGTCGGTTCGTAAATGGAATTGACCGTTAACTGGTCCTAGTGGGAATGACATACTAGCACTAAACAATGTTCCGTTAGGTGGAAGACCATCCTCGGTTAAATAGCCGTCGTATCTATTGGCTGTAGGTTGTGCAAATACAGAGGCTGTATTAACTCCTACATACATTGGGTTGCCGTCTTCATCAAATATTGGAATACCATTTTCATCTGTGGCTTGAGTTTGTATGCTAGCATCAAGTCGATCGGTATCAGTACTAACTAAATCAATAGATCCTAAAGAATTTCTTTCTATAGTATAGAATTTAGAAGTATCATACCCACTTCTAGGAGCATCTGCTTCTGCTTGATCAAGAACTGCTTGAGTAATTTGCATTTCTTTGTCATACGTTGACATAATATCACGCAGTGTAGTTGTAGTATCTCCGCTAAGTCCAGACGGATCAGCGAGGCCGTCAAGAATATCTTTAAACTCTTGACTATCAACAAGTGGCTTGCATTTGGCACGATATAAATGCGGGTACCAAGTTACTGAAAATCCTTCTGCTGCACGATTTACTTCTTCAACAACATAAAAACGTTTTAGTGCAAACTGTAAATCATTGAGAGCATACTCATCTTTCAAATGTGGCAATTCAATAACATCACCTGAAATTAATTTTCTACCTAGTTTTTCAACAGTATCGTTGATGTGAAATGTAATAAAGATTGTATCATTTTGTAAAAATAATCCAAACTGGCTTAGATTAAAGTCGATATCTTGTAGACTATAAACACCTCGCATGACGTAAATGTCTGGATCATACTTGCGATCTCTATTTTCTAAGAACAGTAAATCTTGTATTTGTCCAACACCGGTAGAAGCATACGCAGGAGTGCTAGGAGTATCACCTTGCGTAGATGCTCCTGGTCCTAGGTATTTGTGTAGGTGTACATCTGTACCGCCCACTTGAAACATTTCCCAGACAGTTTTGTCTATGAATTTGTAATCGTTGCCCTTTTGTGGGCGATATAAACTTAATCTTGGCATATGTATATTTACCGCAAGATAAATACTTATATGAGTACAACTGACCAAACAAAACAAGAAGTAGTTAATTATTGTCGCACTATGCTGGGCGATGGCATGATCGACGTTGAACTTGATCCTATACATTACGAAACTGCACTTAACCGTGCATTAGCGGTGTTTAGACAGCGGTCAGATAATGCTGTTGAAGAAAGTTTCATGTTTCTAACATTGGAAACCGATACTAACGAGTATATTCTTCCAGCAGAAGTTCAGCAGGTTCGACAGATTCATAGAAGAAGTATAGGTTCAAGAACCGGCGGCGGCACCGGAGGAACTGTTTTTGAACCGTTTAACTTGGCCTATACAAATACCTATTTGTTAAGCTCAACTAATATGGGCGGGCTAGCTACATACGAACTTTTTGCCGGATATCAGGAAATGGTTGGTAAAATGTTTGGCTCATTTATCAACTATACTTGGAATCCCCAGAGTAAAAAACTTGTTATTATGCAACGTCCACGTGGCGAAGAAACTGTAATGATTCAGGCATATAATACTCGCCCAGACTTTGCATTAATTACAGATGTGTATGCAGGGCAGTGGATTAAAGATTACACTCTAGCTAACTGTAAAGTTATTCTTGGTCAAGCTCGTGAAAAGTTTGCTCAGATCGCTGGCCCAGCAGGCGGCAGTAGTTTAAATGGCGCAGCAATGAAATCTGAAGGCCAAGCAGAAATAGAAAAACTCACAGAAGACCTCAAAACTGGAGTTTCCACCCAAGGTTGGAGTTGGGTAATTGGTTAAAATAAAACCTTGACTTTTACATAAATTTATATTATAATATTCTTAATTGGAGAATATTATGATCATAGGAATATGTGGTTTTATCGGATCAGGCAAAGATACAATTGCCGACTACTTGGTTAACTTCCACGAATTTAGACGAGAGAGCTTTGCATCTACTCTTAAAGATGCTGTGGCCTCAGTGTTCGGTTGGGACAGAACACTACTTGAAGGCCGTACCAAGGAAGCACGTGAGTGGCGAGAACAAGTGGATCCTTGGTGGGCTGAACGACTAGCAATGCCCACACTTACTCCTAGATGGGTACTACAATATTGGGGTACAGAAGTATGCCGTAAGTCATTTCATGATGACATCTGGATTGCTTCATTAGAAAACAAACTACGTTCTAGCAAAGACAATGTTGTGATTAGCGACTGCCGTTTTCCAAACGAAATACAAGCTATTAAAAATGCAGGCGGACAGATTGTTTGGGTACAGCGTGGCGAGTTGCCAGACTGGTACAGCGATGCTGTTGAAGCAAACAAGGGTTCAAATATTGGATTGAACGCAATGAAAATGCGAAAAATTCACGCCAGTGAGTGGGCTTGGTTAGGCAGTAACTTTGATGTGATTGTTGACAACAACGGATCAATTGAAGAACTTTTTCAACAATCTAAACAGTTGTTAGAAGTCAGCGATCAGATCACCTTGGCGCCAACCACTGGAATCTTTGCTAATAATAATAGCACAATTTGAACATACAGTCTTTAAATTATTAGGACGGCAATTGTTTAGATTGCCGTCTACGTGAAATACTTTAAAAATAGCAGAACTGCGGGATTTGAACCCGCACTTCTCGCATTCAGATTTAATAGCATACCCTGCTAATTTCCATCTAGGTATACCTGATCTAAATCCTTTAGACATACAGGTTTCACACAAGCTTCTGTAATAGGTTTTATTTGCCTTGTGGTAGTTAACCGCACGAGGTCTTTCGCCGCATTTGCATAATGGTCTCATACATTTATTTACACCTTTTTAATCCCTTTACATAAGACTGGTTTTTGTTAGAACTACGCTAAATAAAGATGAAGTCATATTATACCAGGAGATAAAGTAATGGCACTAGTTTCCCCAGGCGTACAAGTTACGGTAATTGATGAGAGTTTTTATACTCCTGCAGAGCCAGGAACAACTCCTCTTATCGTCGTAGCTACAGCCGAAAACAAATCAAACGCAGCCGGCACAGGCACAGCCGCTGGAACTACAGCAGCGACCGCTGGTCGAGCATACAAAATTACAAGTCAGCGAGAGCTAGTTGACACATTCGGGGTACCTTACTTCGAAACTACTGCAACTGGTAACCCAGTACACGGCGGTGAAGTAAACGAATACGGATTGCTAGCAGCATACAGCTACTTAGGCAGTTCAAATGGCGTGTTTATTGTACGTGCCAATGTTGACTTAGCCGAACTAGTTGGGCAGGCGATCGAGCCAGGCTCACAGCCAGACGATGGCAAGTGGTGGGTAGACACTGACGATACTACATATGGCGTCCAAGAATGGAATAACGATCTGCTATCAGCAGGTGGCCAGAAATTTACCAGTAAAGCACCTATCGTATTAACAGACAGCGATGTTACTAGAATCGAATCCGGAACAGGCATTATCAGTGAAGAAGTTTATCGTAGACCAAAAGGATCAGTTGGTTCTATTGGTGATTACGCAATAGTATTTGAAACTGTAGACGGCACCGGTAGCTTTAGTGCTGTTGCAGAACAAGCAAGATTGTTTTATAAGAGCGAAGGAAACAGTGCAGCTGGAATCGGAGCAGGAGAGTGGGTACTAGTTGGAAGCCAGGAATGGGTTGCTAGCCATCCTGTTGCTACTGCTAACGGTAGTGTTACTACTGGTACAGCAAAAATTAACGGTGAGACTATCACTGTAAATGAGGCAACACTAGCTAGCGTAGCTACTGCAATTTCTGGAGTAACCGGAGTTTATGCTTCAGTTACAGCAGCAGGCGTTCTTCAAGTGTATTCCGACGGAGCAACTTCAACCGCTGGCGATTCTACATTAAGTGGACAAATTGTAATTAGCGATCTTTCTCCAGCAAGTGTTCTTGGTGGAATTACCGCAGGTACATATTTACAACCTGCATTACAACAATCGCCACACACTTCTGTGCCATTGTTTAAGAGAAAAGACTCAATCGGTGGAGTTACACAAGTTGGTCGTCCAACGGGATCTGTTTGGGTTAAAACAACAGAATCCGGTGCAGGAGCACGTTGGAGAGTTAAGCGTTATAACTCCGCAACTCAAGCATGGGATGCGTATTCTGCATCATTGTACGAAAACGGTAGCTCAGCACTGTATTATTTAGATAGAGCAGGCGGTGGCTTAAACATTGCGTTAGATTCGATCTACGTACAGACAAATGCCAACGAAGAATATAGTTTTAGATCACCGGACGATATTGAAGGACTAGACACTAGTTTAGAAACAGCATCTTTCCGTGTATGGCGTAGACGTGCAACAGGAGCTACTGTTATTACTTCAGCGATTATTGCTAGTGGCTCAATCATTGGTGGTGAAAAATCGTTCAGTATTAAAGAATCATTAAAGACTGGCGCCGCGTTAAGCGCAGCGATTCCTGTTACTGTAACATTGTCAGCAACTGCTAGTTTTGCTGATCAGTCACACCAACTTGCAACTGCTATTAACCAAGCAGGATTTACTAACGTTGAGGCTAGTGTAACATCTGATAACAGAGTAACACTAACACACAAGTTAGGTGGTGAAATTAGAATTACTGATACTAGCGGTGTTTTTGCAGCTATCTTCACAGCATTTAATATCGACACACTAGCAGGTACTGAAGGATTCTTTACAGCACCGTCTGGTAGTGCAGACGATTTTGTAGTTTCAAACTGGAAACCACTAGCTGCTGATAATTTCTATGCTGGTAATACACAGCCATTGAACGAGCCAACAGACGGTCAGTTATGGTATAATCCAGAAGTATCAGATGTGGACATTATGATTCACAACGGTACAACTTGGAAAGGATACAGAGATACCGGTAGCCCATACGTTGAAGCAGCCAGCGATCGAGTAGGATATACTCCAATTGTTGCTGCAAGCAATCCGTATATTTCAGGTGTAACTGTAACTGGTGACTTATGGATCTCTACAGCAGATATCGATAACTACCCTACAATTTACAGATACGACACTGACTTGCCTGGTGTGCCAGCAAAAGACCGTTGGGTACTTGTTGATAAAGCAGATCAAGTAACTGAAGAAGGAATTGTATTTGGAGATGCACGTTGGTCCGACGGCGGAACTTCTAAGACTCCAACAAGTATTAAACTACTTGCAAAATCAAATCATTTAGATCCAGATGCACCAGATCCAGCATTATATCCAAAAGGTATGTTGTTATGGAACCTACGTCGTTCAAGTGGAAACGTTAAGCGTTATGTTAATAACTATATTGACACAGCAGCTGACAACGTGCGCATGAACAATACTAGCATGTCGGGATATGAAACTGATCGTTGGGTTACAGCTTCTCCAAACGGTGAAGACGGTTCAGGAACATTCCGTCGCAAAGCACAACGTATTGTAGTTACACAAGCAATCAAGAGTGTAATCGATACTAGCTTAGAGATCCGTGACGAAGAACGTAGAAACTTTAATCTAATTGCTTGCCCTGGTTATCCAGAAGCATATGCAAACTTGATCAACTTAAACATTGATCGCGGTCTGACAGCATTTATTATTGCAGATACTCCATTGAGATTAGCTGCTGGTTCGACAGGATTATTGAACTGGGCTACTAATGCAAACGGAGCACTTGACAACGGCGAACAAGGGTTAGTTAGCTACGACGAGTATTCAGCATTGTATTATCCAAACGGATTTACCACAGACCTAAGTGGTTCTAACGCAGTTGTTCCAGCTTCACATATGATGCTAAAAACAATTTCGTTAAGTGACCAAGTTAGCTATCCATGGTTTGCTCCAGCAGGAACACGCCGTGGTGGTATTGTTAACGCAACATCAGTTGGTTACTTAGATGCAGCCAGCGGTGAATTCCAAACAGTACAACTAAGCGAAGGCCTAAGAGATACACTATACGATCAAAAGATCAACCCGATTCCATTCTTTGTTGGAGTAGGACACGTTGCATTTGGTCAGAAAACTCGTGCAAGAAATGCTTCGTCATTAGACAGAATCAACGTAGCACGTTTAGTGGTGTACTTACGCAGCCAGTTAAACAAATTAGCAAGACCGTATCTGTTTGAACCGAACGATCAAATCACACGTGACGAGATCAAAGGTGCTGTTGACAGTCTATTGCTAGAGTTGGTAGGCTTACGAGCAATTTATGACTTCGTAGCTGTTTGTGATGATTCTAACAATACACCAGCAAGAATCGATAGAAATGAATTGTACGTGGATATTGCGATTGTTCCTACAAAAGCAGTTGAGTTCATCTACATACCATTGCGTCTAAAGAACACAGGAGAGATCTAAAATGGCATTAACCTCATTAAATAATTACTCTGTACAGACAGACGGTCCTGGTAGCAATACCGGACTGTTAATGCCAAAACTAAAATATCGCTTTAGAGTGACTCTTTTAGGTTTTGGTGTTGAAGCTAGTACAGTTTTAACTAGACAAGTAGTAGATATCGGTAGACCAAAGGTCAGCTTTGAAGAAATGGAATTGCCTATTTACAACTCCAAGGTAAAACTAGCTGGTCGTTATAGCTGGGAAAACGTTACATTAAACTTAAGAGATGACGCAAACGGTGAAGTTGCTAGACTAGTTGGTCAGCAAATTCAGAAGCAGTTCGACTTTATGGAACAGGCTTCTGCACGTAGCGGTATTGACTATAAGTTTACACTACGTTTAGAAATTCTAGACGGCGGTAACGGTGCAAAAGAAACACAAGTGTTAGAAACATTTGAATTATACGGTTGCTTTGTACAGAACGCAGACTACGGTGATGTTAACTACGGAACTAACGAACCTGTTCAAATTGCATTAACTATTGTTTATGATAATGCTATTCAAACAAATGGAACTGTTGGTATTGGTACTAACGTTGGTCGTGCAGTTGCTTCCGAACTAACAACTGGTCAATCTAGTGCTGCTCCGTTAGGTTAATTAGCAGAGCAAATTAAAAAACCCAGGTTTTTCCTGGGTTTTTTTTCGGCATAAATATTAGTATGGCAAATAAATTCACTCGATTTTTAAAACAAACCTTTACCGGAGCTACCAACCCCAAGGGAAATGTTGGTAACTATCAACATGCTACTAGACTATATCTAGACAATAGTTATAGGCTGATGCCTCGAAGTAAATTTTTGTATTATGTAAGATTTGAATTACACAAGTCAGCATTACAATCACAAGCCTTTACAAACAAACATGCTGACGAAATCGGCTATCTTATTAAGACTGCAGATTTTCCCAAATTCAATATTGATTCAACTGTAAAAAATCAATACAATAGAAAAAAGATTATCTATAAACAAATTAATTATGAGCCTGTAAATTTAACATTTCATGACGATTCAGCAGGCATAGTAAATGCATTATGGGCACTGTACTACGGTTATTATTTTGCAGATAGGGCGTTACCAGATGCAGCTTGGGGTGACACGCTGTACATGAAAACTAATGATCCCAGAACTAACTTTAGATACGGGTTAGATAATAATAAAAAATCGTTTGATTTTATTAAATCAGTTTCACTGTATACACTAAGTCGTAGAAGGTTTAACGGATACACATTAGTTAATCCTAGAATTAAAAGTTGGACACACGCTGCCGGCGATTACAGCGCATCAGAATTTATGGACCATCAAATGAGTCTAGAATACGAAGCAGTCCAATATACTGCGGGCCAAGTAAAATATGGATCGCCTAAAGGATTTGCTAGCTTATACTATGACACAACTCCTAGCCCACTATCAGTAGCAGGCGGTGGCGTTGCAAATTTATTCGGTGACGGCGGAGTATTAGACGGTTTGGAAAGTGTTTTTGGCAATGTGGGAGATGGTACAGCCTTTGGATCCGTAGGAGGATTTTTAGGTACAGCAATTTCAGCAGCGAATACTTTTAAAAATTTAGGTAAAGTTAATATCGGCAGAGAAGTAGTTGGAATTTTAAGTAGTCCAGCAGGCATATTAGGTGCAGTAAACACAGTAGGTGGTCTTATAGGAGCAGCCGTTCCTAAAAATTCAAATTCATCTGATACTACTACCGCTTCTCCAAGATCGATGATTGCAGATAACGGTTCAGTAAATACACAATCGTCTGTGCAGATATACAATCCAGGAAATTCAGTTACATCTATAGCAGATATACAAGCGGATACTGCACGTCAGGCATAACATTAGAGATCATACTATGGCAGACTATTCAAACTTACCAGTTATACAAACAACAGATTCGGCAGATGCAACAAAAATATTTTTTGATCAGTACGGTATTCGACCGTTAGAATTCGCTGCCAACGAAGTTGATTCAGCCATTGCATTTTTTAAAGGAAAAGGATTTGGTGAAACAGCGGCAAGGACCACAGCGGTTACTATTTTAAAACAAGCTAAATCTGAAAATTTATCAGTGTTTAGACTTTTAGATACCTTAGCAGGGTTAGATGCGTTAACTCTATCCTCTCTAGTCGCAGAAATTCTAAATAACAATCGAAAATCTATTTCAGTTCTTGGCTATCGAGTAACGAATGTTTACAAGAACGATGCTGTAAGAAACGTTGCACCATAATGGCAAAATTTGCTCAAGGAAAATTTGAATTAAAAAATCCTGAAAAGTATGTAGGGATTAAAACTCCGCTGGCTCGCAGCAGTTGGGAATTTGTTTTTATGCGAATGCTCGACGAACATCAGGGTGTAGAAAAATGGGCCAGCGAAAGTATACAAATACCTTATCGTTGTCCGTTAACAGGAAAATACACAGTATATGTGCCAGATTTTTTTATTGTGTACAATGATAAAAATGGTGGAAAACATGCTGAAGTTGTAGAAGTAAAACCTGCAAATCAAACCATACGAGAAAATGTAGGCAAAAGTCGCTACAATCAAGAACAGTATATTAAGAATATGGCTAAATGGGAAGCTGCTACTGCTTGGTGTAAACAAAAACAAGTGAGATTTAGAGTGGTTAACGAGGGCGATATTTTTCATCAAGGTTCAAAAAAGCGATAAGTAAAGTATGACTAAAAAATTAGAAGAATTATTCAATTTAGAAGAAACACAAAAATCTGCTAAGGTAGTAACCGCTAAAGTAGAAGAAGTTCCTTCACATGAACAAGTTACTAGTTTAGAAAAAAGTTATCAAGAAGTAGCAAAAATTACAAAAACTCTCCCTGAGATTCAGGAACTAGATTCTTTAGATGACTCAGAATTAGATAATCTAGCATCTAAAGCAGAAGAAGCCTATGACAATTTAATGGATTTAGGCATGAATGTAGAAGTACGCTACGCCAGCAGAATTTTTGAAGTAGCAAGTAGCATGATGAAAAATGCCATTGACGCTAAAACAGCAAAAATAGATAAGAAACTAAAGGCCATTGATATCCAAATGAAGAAGTATAAAATTGACAAGGATAACAATGAGGACCCGAATGATGTGTTAAACGGTGTCGGTTATGTAATAACAGACCGCAACGAATTATTGAAAAAATTAGGGCAAAAGGACTAAATATGATTATGAAGTCATTTCGTGAATATCTAACAGAAAGCAAAAAAGTTTATACTTTTAAAATTAAGGTAGCCGGTGAGCTACCTGAAAAGTTTGTTGATAACTTGAAACAGCAGTTAGCAGATTGCAAGTGTGCAAGTATTGAAAAATCTAAATCAACTCCGATTCAGTCGAAGCCGATAGATTTTCCAAATTTAACAAACGCAGAAGTATCAATTTTTGAGATTATTTGTGAATACCCAATTGGTGTTCAAGAAGTTCTAGAAAAAGTAAAAAATACCGGTATCTCTGAAGCTAATATCATTGTTAGAACAGGGTCAGATCCGGGTGAAACAGAATTAATGACGTACGATCCTGAACCAAGTGGTGAAGCAGTACTAGCTGAGCCAGAGTATAAGGACACTAAAATCAAGCACAAGGATTACTTTGGTGACGATTTTAATAAAGGTTTCTTAAAAGATTTAGCAAAGACCGCTAAGGCTCAAAAGAAAGAAGATGGCCAAGGTGAATTTAAACTGCCTAAGGGCAAACAAGACAAAGCTGGTGCAAAAAGCGCCTTAGGGAGTTAATACAAATGGATTTTAATAAATTAATGCAAACAATGCGTGAACTGGATCGTCCAGTTGGCGAAGCAGCAGTACAAGAATGTGGCGACCCAATGATGGGCGGAATGGCACCTCCGATGGCACCTACTCCTCCACATAATCCTCCGACACTGACTGTTAATTTAAATGCTCAAGGCATGGACGACATTGAAAGTATCATGAAGTTAATGACTAAAGTTAACCCGGATATGATTAATCAACCAACTCCACTTGCTCAGCCACTTACACCACCGCCGATGACGGCTATTCCTAGTATTTCTAGTATTGGTGATTTAGGCAATTTAGATAAAGGTCCGTTAAAAATGTTGCCAGACTTAGATTCTGATAACGATATGATGCCAGGCGGCGAAATGGACATGGATGCTGATTACAACGACGACGGTAAACTAGACCGTCACGAAAAGGATCATGCATCTGAAAAAGGACTATTAAAATCTTTAGATCTTGATAAAGATGGCGATCATGACATGAAAGATCATGAAGCTGAAAAAGACAGCGAATCCGACGAAACTCCTGACTTTGAAAAAGGTGAAGAGGAAGAAGGTGATGAAGACGACGAAAAGAAAAAAGAAGCATTCGGTAATTCTGTCGCAGGTCACGGTGGCCCAGAGTATAAGGGAATGTCTGCGTCAACCCCAAGTGGCGATGATATGCACAAGCAAAAAGGCACATATCCTAAAGTAGCCGGCGGCGACAATCCTATGCAACGTGTTAAAGAAGGCGGCGATCTACGTGCTCAAATTCGCGCAGAATTGTTGCAACGATTATCAGAAGCTAAAGGAGCAAAATAATGGCCGAATATGCAAGAGTAAATGGTTTAGCATGTACTGTAGGCACAGTATATTCTTTAAATGCAAAAGCATTCTTAGTTACAGTTAAAAACGCTGCTGCAAGTGCGAGAGATCTACGTGCAGAAGATGATGCTGTAGACGAAACAGTTGAAATGATTGTTAAAGAAATTAATCCTTTAATGTTTTTTGTAACTGATTCATCAGCTGGAACAATGCACATTATTACTGATGTAAGTCTTTCAGCAGCAGATATCCAATCTAGAATTAGAAACCTAGGTACAGCAGTTGGTCCTAACGATGTTGATGTTACTGGAACTACTGTTGCGGCAGCAGCAAGTGTTACTGTTGCTTAATATAACAACATAAACCCAAATAGGCTCTCCGGAGCCTATTTTTATGAGTAAATAACAGTATGGCAAAATCACTTGACGGCAATTTAATTAAGAAGGCTCACGCTCCTCAACGATACACGTTAGAGGAAGTTAAGCATCTAGAAGCTTGTATGGATCCTATTGACGGCCCATTATACTTCTGTAAAAACTTCTTAAAAATACAACATCCAGTACGTGGTTCGATTCCGTTCGTTCCTTACGAATATCAAGAACGATTGATTAGGTCGTATCATAACTATAAACAGTCTATTGGTATGTTACCTCGTCAGATGGGCAAAACAACTTGTGCAACAGGTTATCTTTTATGGTATACTATGTTTGTACCAGAAGCACAGGTGTTAATTGCTGCTCACAAATATGAAGGTGCGCAAGACATTATGAATCGTTACCGCTTTGGTTACGAAAACTTACCAGACTTTATTCGTGCTGGTGTTTACTCATATAACAGAAATACAATCGAATACGACAACGGCGCACGTATACAGGCAACAACTACCACAGAAAACACAGGACGTGGTAAATCTCTTTCATTAATCTATTGCGATGAGTTTGCATTCGTGCAACCACCGGAAAAAGCTAAAGAGTTCTGGACTGCGTTATCACCAACGCTGTCAACTGGTGGTAAGTGTATTATTACATCAACCCCAAACAGTGACGAAGATCAGTTTGCATTGATTTGGACAGAAGCTAATAAAAAGTTTGACGAATATGGTAATGAGCAGGAATTAGGGCTGAATGGATTTCACAGTTTTTTTGCACACTGGAACGAACATCCTGATCGTGATGAGAAGTGGGCAGAAGTAGAACGTAGCAAAATTGGAGCAGAACGATTTAGACGTGAATTTGATTGTGAATTCTTGATCTTTGATGAAACACTAATCAACGCTGTTAAACTTGCAGATATGAAAGGCGAAGAACCTATCATGACTATGGGTCAAACACGCTGGTATAAAGATATTAACCCTAATGCAACGTATCTAGTATCACTTGACCCTAGTCTAGGAACAGGTGGAGACTACGGTGCTATACAAGTTTTTGAAATGCCCTCAATGGATCAAGTAGCAGAGTGGCGGCACAATCTAACTCCTATACAAAGTCAAATTAAACATTTAAGAGACATATGCAAATACATCCACGATCGAGGAGAAGAGCGTGGAGGCATACCTCAAATATACTATTCTACAGAGAATAATACAGTCGGTGAAGCAGCTCTTATATGTATTACTAATCTAGGAGAAGACAACATACCCGGATTGTTCTTAAGTGAACCTATACGTAAAGGTCATGTGCGTAAATTCCGTAAAGGCTTTAATACTACACACAAATCTAAAATTACCGGATGTAGTCAGCTTAAACACTTAATTGAAACTAAGCAAATGAGCATTAAGAGCAAGCCGTTGATTTCAGAACTTAAGACGTTTGTAGCACACGGAGTTGGATATGGTGCTAAAACTGGAGAACATGACGATCTAGTGTCGTCGCTGTTATTGATCATTAGGATGGCAGGGATACTAGCAGATTGGGATCCTAAAATTTACGAGAAAATGACTGAAAAAATCACCGAAGATCAGATGCCCATGCCGATCTTTGTAAGTGGACTCATTTGATAAATACACTATGGATCCAAGAAACAACATCGCACAAGATTTATTCTTTAAAATACGCAGCCGCTTCACTGGCCTAAAGCTAGGTGACGAGGCAGGCGCAATTACCATTGACCCTGCGCAGGCAAGGTTCTTTGACTTCGACTATTCCGAAGGTGAAAATGCCATTGGTCACATCAGTGTAAGTTTAGCTGAAATGAACTCGATGAAAGTGTATTATAGCACCGGCATTACAGAATCAATGGACGAAAAACAGCGTGCCGGATGGTACGGATTTTTAAAAGAATTACGTCAATTTGCAAAACGCAGATTAATGGCATTTGATACTAGAGATATTGCTAAAGATAATCTAGACAAACGAGATTACAAGTTTCTATCACAGAAACAAATTACTACACCAGTCGGAGAAAGCATTATGGCAGAAAGCAGCATGTACGGTACTAGAAACGTAAGCTACCAAAAATTAGAAAATACCAGATTGATTATCAAACACAGTCAAGCATTGGCAGACGATATGGCTCCGGGTGCAAGAAGCAGAAACATTTCTGGCTTGTTTGTTGAAAATGCCGACGGTGAAAGATTTAAATATCCGTTTATTCACTTAGCAGGTGCTCGAGCCATGCAACGCCATGTTGCAAATGGCGGAGTTCCATATGACGATATCGGTAAGAGCATTGTTGGCATGAGCGAAGAAATTGCTCAATTAAAAAGTTTCAGCAATTATGTTGTTCGAAATGACTTAATGAATGATGATACGAACGGTATCGTTGAGCGCAGCGGCCTAGCATTAAATAGTCTTAGAGAACAGGTTGCAAAATTAGCAAAGCAAGCTCACTACGAGGCATATAAAGAATCATTCCAGGCACAAAGTCCAATGGAAGTACCTCAAGAAGTAGTAGAAGATTTCACTGAAAAATTTACAGTTAAAAACTTTAAAGAAGATATTAAATCTGTATTCCCGGTATTATACAGACTAATGCAAGAAGAAAATACAATAGGCTATGACGACATAGTCGCAATGACACAAGAATCAACTAACGATGCCGACGCTGAAATCGATGTTGAAGAATCAATGGATGAGTTTTCAACTTTTGAGTCATGGGTGATGGGACTAGGTGAAGACAGTGCTATTACTAGTACAGATGAAGCAGAACAACAAACAGCAATACAAAATTTACAAGAATTAGTAAGCGAAACTTTCCCAGCAGGCGTAGACGGAACAAATGCTATCGAAGGCCTCAAAGGTATTATTGAAGATCCGCAATTATTTAAAGCTATTAAAGAACAAGCAAAGCAAGATCCAGAGATGGACGTTCGTGGACTAGTGCATGAATGGTTAGAACAAAATGCATCTGCGGTCGTTAACGAAATTGATTTTGGCGACTACGAGCAGGCACCTGAAGAAGTTCCACAAGAATCAGAAGAACACAACGAAGAACAATCTAATAGAATGGATGTTAATGAACTTGCAGAATTTATTCACAGCTTCTATGATCGTAATTCAGGCACATTCCCTAAAGGTCCAGAAGGCGTTTGCACAATGGTAGGCAAAAAGTTTGGTGAACAGGCAGAACATGTTGCTCGTAAGATGGTAGAAAGAATGGCTCCACAACAACAAGCACCAGAGTTAGCAGAGAATCCAGAATTGGCTCGTATTAGACAACTTTCAGGCATGTAAGAAGCAATGCTACATAAAAGGACTCTTCGGAGTCCTTTTCTTTTGGCAAAATAAATCAAAAAAATCACAGATAATCATTGACCTTGCTAAATAAAAAGCGCATAATAAAACATGTGCATAAGGCATATAAAACATTTTAGGCATAACATAGGAGGCATTTAAAATGGCAACTCTCGCAGAAATCCGTGCTAAACTTCAAGAAGCACAATCAAAGTCCACAGGACAATCCACAGGCGGTGGAGACAACGCAATTTACCCACATTGGAACATGCAGGAAGGCAAAGAAGCTGTAGTACGTTTCTTACCAGATGGCAATCCTAACAACACATTCTTCTGGGTAGAACGAGCAATGATCAAATTGCCGTTCGCAGGTATCAAAGGTGAAACAGACAGTCGTCCAGTTCAAGTGCAAGTTCCTTGCGTTGAAATGTACAACGACGGTACAGTTTGCCCAATCCTTTCAGAAGTACGTGGTTGGTTCAAGGATAAGAGTTTAGAAGAGATGGGTCGTAAGTACTGGAAAAAACGTTCGTACATTTTCCAAGGCTTTATCGTTGAAGATCCACTTAAAGAGGAAAAAACTCCAGAGAATCCAATCCGTAGATTTATTATTGGCCCTCAAATTTATCAAATTATCCGTTCAGCATTAATGGATCCAGAGTTGGAAGAATTGCCAACTGACTTCCTTAAGGGTGTTGACTTCCGTATTGCTAAAACAAGCAAAGGTGGTTTCGCTGACTACTCTACATCAAAGTGGAGCCGTCGTGAGCGTTCATTAACAGAAGTCGAAGCAGCAGCTATCGAATCTAATGAATTGTTTAACCTGTCAGACTTCCTACCTAAGAAACCAACTGATATTGAACTTAAGGTTATGAAGGAAATGTTTGAAGCATCCGTTGATGGCGAAGCATATGATATGGATCGTTGGGGACAATACTTCAAACCAGCAGGTATGGGTTCAGCTACTGGTGATCCTAACAAGCCATACACTCCAAAATCTAGTGCGTCTACTAGTGCTCCTGCAGATGATGCAGATGACGACACTCCTGCGCCTACTGCAAGTCCTGCTCCAACAGCAGCGGCCGCAGCACCGGCAGCAGAAGGTGCAAGTCGTGCGCAAGACATTCTTGCCATGATTCGCAATCGTCAGAAGTAATTAGACTAAACATAGAGTGTGAGGCAACTCACACTCTATTTCTCAACAGGGCAAAAATAATATGGCAAAAGCATTTGATATTTCTAAATTTAGAAAGTCAATTACTAAATCT